AAAACACAAAAAAAAAAAAAAAAAAAAAAAAAAAAAAAAAAAAAAAAAAAAAAAAAAAAAAAAAAAAAAAAAAAAAAAAAACTTCTTATATTTCAAGCACTTACAAATCTCCCTTTTTCCGCACCGCAGCATTTTTCCCCAACTTGGTGCAATTTCTGTTCTAAGGGGGGGGTTTAGAACAAGCCATTTTTTAGAACAAACTCTTTATCTAGACTTCTTCTAGCTCAAGATCACTAACTAAGAAACATACCCCTACCCCTGCCCTACCCCCATCTTTTTCACCTAAAGCGCCCCTTATATGTCAAGTAATGGTATAATAGAAATATGTAGAGCGTTTTGCCTACATGAACATCTCAACTTAACTGTCTTGAGGAGCAAGAACATGAGATCGCACATCACCAAGCGCATCAACAAGCCCGCCAACCCCGCCGCCCCCACGGTGCTCAAAACCAACACCTATCTGGTCGTCGAATTCGACCTAGTGGACGAGGCCAATTGGGAAGATCGTGCACGAGAGGAAGGTTTGATTCTTTCCCTTGAAGAAGCTGGCCTTGAGGAATCGCAGGATGGCGATTCGTTCGACTGCGGCGGTGCATACGGACATGCCGATTGGTTCTACGACAACGACGACAGCGCATTCAGCCCCATTTAATCGCTGCCCATCAACCCCACCCATCCACTATCAAACCCATGACGGAGAAATCATGATCGACTCATTTCCCAAAACACCTAACCCCGTACCCACACCCAAGACCGCTTACGTCCTGACGGAGTGCGGTCGCCCGCTCGCTGTATACACAAATCCCGATCTTGCGGAACAAGACATGAATATCTGCAATGAAGCTCAAATCAGAGAGCATGGCGGGTACACCGACTCGCCCTATACCTACGAGATCATGGTGTGCGGGTTCGTGGAGGTTCGGTAATGACTAAGCCTATGACTCTTGAGATCGAAGACTGTAAGGACTGCGGCGAGGAGGTTGGCTCCTCGCTGTTTCCTGCCCGACGCGCTGCGCTGGGCTACTCGCTGTGCCTCATCTGTGGGGAACTGGCTTCTAAGGCAGAGCGGCGGTCGTGGTGTGTGGCTCCCATGCACAAGAGCAACTACATGCTTATGACAAACCGTGCCGACCTGCTCGGTATAAACAACAAAGGAGGGCTAGTGAAATGAAGCAACGATACGAGGTACACGCAAGGCTGGTGCAAGTGTTCGAGGTGGAGGCTGAATCCTTCGAGGAAGCGTTAGAGCTTGCCGAGAAAATGGGCACACCGTCGTATACGGTCAACGATGGGTTTGACTACGTGCGCAACAACGACACCAACCAAGATTTAGTTCTTTAATGGAGAGTGAAATGACTATTAAGAAACCAACCAGAGAAGAGTGGATGAAGTGGTTGCTTGAGACCCCGGTGATCCCTGAGAACATCCCCGAGTACGGCACAGGCGATGCCATAAGACTCTTTGATCCCAAGACGGACAGGACCGAATTCAAGCCGCCGCTGTTGGCAAGGGTGACTATGGAGGACTACTGGGGAGAGCGTTGCCCCGACTTCGACTCTGACTGCCCTGCTTGCAGGGCATGGAAGCACTATGACGAAACCAAAGAGGTGATGGAATGATGTTTGTGCATCACTACACAGGGGAGTGGACACGCCCTAACTCTTGGTCAACGGCACGACGCTACCCGTCGGATGCCTATGTCCGTGAGTACCAAAGTCTTGAAGCTATAGACGACAAGTTCGTGCGCCAGACATTCGAGTGGATGCTGGCCGGTGGCGAGGTCGTGACCCAATGCGGGTCTAACGTGTTTCAGATTCGTAACTAAGTGAGGTGAAGAAATGAACAAATACTCAGCGCACATCACGCTGCGTCAAGAAGAAAAAGAAATCGTGCTGTATTTCAGCAACCTGTCTAAGAAGGATGCAGAAGCTATCCATCGTGCAATGGACGATCACTACTCACACATCACGAGCAGCGCAGAGGTGCTCAACTACGGTTGGAAGGAACAAAAATGAATCAGATGAAAGGTCTTGAGGTCTGGGTGTTGGTCGTCTATCACGATCACGAACCCTGTGAGGTGTACGGTAGCTTCATGAATGAGAAAGATGCTATCGCATGGGCTGAGCGTCAGTGCAAGGGAGCTGACGCTTGGGAGGCAAAGATGGTTCTTGACGTAGAGGACGAAGAATGAAACGGCCTGACAATATCCACGACGCGCTGCGTCACCTGCAAAACCTGACCTTGTGCATCGCCCGAGACACGGAGAACTACCTCGACAACCCCGGCGACTTCAGCCCGGACTACTTCGAGGGCGTGAAAGACGCTGCGCTGGATGCCCATCTGCTTGTGACATGGGTCAGAGATAACCTCAAGGAGCTTCACAAATGAACCCGCTAACAACAGACATCGTGCTGCTCACGGGCTTGAATGTGATCGTGTGGTCGATTAACTTATGGATCGTCCTGTACAACTTGGGGGTGGTGTGATGAAGGCTACGCTTCACAAGTCTTGCCATTGCCGTATGTGCAACATGGGCAGGACCGCCGATAAACGCAACGCTAATGAAAGGAAATTCAGACGCTCAGCAAAGCGTAGGATCTTAGACTTCCTGCGGCACAACGACTTCAGGAATCACGACGTATTTCTGTACCCCATCTCTAGCCCGTACACCGACTGAAAGGAACCACTATGAAATCCGAAATCCGAGGCGAGGACACGCCCGATGCAATTAAGTTCTTGCACCACGAGATCATGATTTTGCTGTCCGACTACGAACCTCAGATTGTTCTGAGTGTTCTCTACACGATCATCGCAAAGCTGACCGTGGTTCTGGAGATCAGCAAAGAGGACTACATGAAGGCACTAGGTTCAGCCTATGACGCTTTCGTGCTGCTCGCAGCAGATTCAGAAGGGGGCGTCCAGTAGGAAAAACCCTAACTAAAAAAGTCTCAAGAAAGTTTGATAAACCCATCTCTATATGTCAAATCATGGTATACTTATAGAGTGGTAGAGCAAATTTTTCTAGTCGTTCAGTTCAACAACAGTCTTGACCCTGAAGAAAGGAACTCAGTCATGGATATGTCGATCAACACCGCAGTCGAACTCAAGAAACCCGAGCACCTGATCTCGCTTGCCTCCTCTGGCTTTTGCGTGTCTATCTCCATGTCGTTGTGGGGTGCAACCAAGCAAAGCGCAGAGCTGTCCGCTGATGTCACCGAGCGTATCGGTGCGGATAAGAATGCAGCTAAGGTCACGCGCAACCTGCTCGCGGATCATCCCAAGCACAAAGCGCTGTCGAACTACCGTCAGACGGTAAATAACTGGCTTAAGCGTCGGACGTATACCTTCAACGATGCGCTGCGCTATGTGGCTACCGTGGATGTATCTAGGTTCAAGCAGGAGTTCGCTGAACACGAAGCGATGTTCACTAAGCTGGCTGAGGAGTTCTATGACGCATACCCGTCGATTGTTAGTGATATGGCGTTCAAGCAAGGCACGGCGTTCAACCGTGCGGATTACCCGGACGTGGACTACATCAGGGCTAAGACCAAGATCAAGCTCTACACATACGACGTGCCGCAGAACGACTTTAGGAATCTTCTCGCACAAGAACTCGCTGATGATCTTCATAAGACATACAGCAACCAACTCAACGATATCGTAAACAACATAATGAGTGAGCAAGCAGAGCGATTCATCACGGTGATGGAGAGCATCAGTCATTGTTGCGGGTACGACGAGGTTGAGACGACGACCAAGGATGGCGAGAAGGTCATCAAGACTAAGAAGCGCAAGATCTTCGACAGCACTATCGAGCGTGCACAGGAGTTCTGTAGGACGTTTGAGAAGTTCAATCTCACCAACAACAAGGAGCTTGAAGAAGCACGACGCCGACTATCTCAGACTCTTGCCAGTGTAGACGCAGAATCATTGCGTGATAGCGAGGCTGTACGGCACAGCGTCAAGAGCGACATCGACGACATTCTGTCTTTGTTCGCACCCATCAACGTCAACATCTAAACCACTCACTAACTGGAGAAGCAACATGTCCAAGACAACGACCCTGAACTTCGAGAAAACCATGAGCATCTCGGAGCTGCGTACCTTCATCCCCGCTGTGGGCGCTGACCTGACCGTTATGGTCAAGAGCGAACCCGGTTGCGGTAAGACTTCCCTCCTCGGCATGATCGCTGAGGACATGGGTGATAAGTGGCGTAACGCACGGGACACGACGCACTACCCGGACGACAAGTACGACTACATCTATGTGGACTGCCCTGTGAAAGATATGCAGGACATCGGCATGACGATCCCGAACCACACGACTCAGAGCCTTGAGTATTACGTGTCGTCTCTGTTGAAACTCACCGGACCAAGCGCAAACCGACCCAAGTTCATCCTGCTCGACGAGGTGATGAAAGCTCCCAAGCTCTTGCAGATTATCTTTACCCGACTGATGCTCGAACACATGGCGGGTGACAAGCCGCTGCCTGATGGGTCAATCATCATGGCGACGAGCAACAACGAGAGCGACGGTGTGGGTGACAACATGCTCGCCCATCTGGGTAATCGCGTGTGTATTGTGAGAATGCAGAAACCAACTGCGATGGAGTGGCTTACTAATTACGCAAACCCCAACGGCATCTCGCGTACCGTCCGTGCGTTCGTCGCTATGTATCCCAAGTGCATGGCATCGTATCTCGACAAGGATCAGGAAGATAACCCGTACATCTTCAAGCCCAATGGTCCCAAGTCTTTCTGCTCTCCGCGCTCGCTCGCTAAGTGCGACGTGATTGTGAAGAAGCGAGATGTGTTGACGGACAACGCGCTACACGCTGGTCTCGCTGGTACTATCGGCGCGGCTGCGGCAGGGGACATGGCTGCGTTCTTGGCTGTTGAGCGGTCTGTCGTGCCGACTGACAAGATCGTGAAAGACCCTGACGGTACGCCCGTACCGAAGGAGATCGCAGCTCAGCTCATGGTTCTCTTTCAGGCTGTGGATGTATTGGACACGCACGATGACCTCAACAAGTTTATGATCTTCGTCAACAAGATCCCTAGCCAAGAGATTCAGTCTATCTTCTTCACTATGTGTATGCGTAGCCCCCGGATGGTGAAGCTTGCTGCTCGCAACGAGCAGATCAAGAAATGGGCGCTCGACAATCACGTCATGTTCTAAGCAACTCTCTAACCAACTGCAAGGAGAAGCAACATGTCTAACGACATGAGCAAGGAAGCTATTGCCCTGAAGAAAGCGCACCTCGCGCTGATGCGTCACCCCAAGACCGCGCTGTACTCTGGTGTGATCTTGATGGGTAAGAGCGAAGTGGTCAACGCGCCGTTCACAGCGTATACGGATGGCGTCAATAAGAAATACTCAGCTTCCTTCCTGAAGGATCTCACCGATCCTGAGCGGCGGGCGCTGGTCCTGCACGAGAACCTGCACGTCGCGCTGAAGCACCTCACGCATGGTAAATCAATGTTCTTGGAGGACAAGAAGCTTGCCAACGTAGCGGCTGACTTCGTGGTGAACGACATCATCATGAACATCACCGATACAGTCTCTAGTAGTTCGAGGGAGCCGCTGCTCACGCTGCCCAAGGGTGGCGTGTATGACGCGAAGTTTAGTAACTGGTCTATGCGTCAGGTCTACGATTACTTGCGTAAGAAGCAGAAGGAACGTGAGAAGCAGAAGCCGCAGGAGGGCAAGCCTTGCGATGACGGTGAGTCAGGGTCAGGTGGCGACCAAGAGCAGGAGCAGGGAGGGAAGCCCTCTGATAAATATCTCGATGGTGATACCGACTTCAGGGGTAGCGCAGGGGAGGGTGACGAGCACGACTTTGAGAAGTTGGTCGAGGGTCTATCCCAAGAAGAAGCTAAGGAACTCAGCGAGTCTATTGACAGAGCGCTGCGCGAAGGTGGCATCCTTGCAGGTAGGCTAGGCGCAAACGTACCTCGGCAGATCCAAGACCTGCTCACTCCCAAGATCAACTGGCGTGACGAGCTGCGTGACTTCGTGACATCAAGTATCAAAGGCAAGGACGAGTACACGTGGCGCAAGTTGAACCGTCGCAGTCTCGCTAATGACTTCATCACTCCATCCGTGGAGAACGAGACAATCGGTCGGATCATCGTGGCTATCGACACCTCGGGTTCTATTGGATCAGATCAGATCACGGAGTTCGCTACCGAGCTGTCGTCCATCTGCGAGACCTGCGAGCCCGATGAAGTGGTGGTGCTGTGGTGGGATACCCAAGTGCATGGCAAGCAGGTGATCGACGCAGGTAAGTATGGCGCTCTGCGAGAGATCTTGAAGCCGATGGGTGGCGGCGGTACTCGGGTCGGGTGTGTCAGCGAATACATCAATGAGCAACAGCTCAGCGCAGACTGCGTAATGGTTTTCACCGATGGTTATGTCGAGGGCGATCCGGTATGGTCGATCAGTAGTCCGACGCTGTGGTTGGTCACTCAATCAAATTACTTCGAGCCGCCGGTCGGTAAGAAAGTTAAATTCAGTCAAGAGTAAGTCGTGAGGAGCAGATCAATGTACTGGATCAGGAGAGCAAACGTGGAATCGAATGAACCATTCGTCTTGTCGTACGAGAACATGGTGTATTTCTCGCGTGTTAGGCGTCCCATCGCTAACACCTTCAACCGCTACTACCTCATCCCCAACGGTGCGGGAGGCTATCTGCGAGATAGATTTTTCACAAGGGAGGAGGACGGAAGCTTCAAGATCTTCGTGGGTTATAGATGGGATGAAGAGCAGATCCCTGAAGATATGTACATCAAGATGCTGCGAAAAGGTAAGGTGACTGTCGGTACGCGAAATATCGTAGAAGTAGACAAGACGCGAAACAACATTCACTTCATTTCACGCAAGCGGTTGTATCACGCAGCGACCGTGCGACCTGACAATTCAATCGAGTTTCTGAGGGGGCAGCACGAGTGGCACAACTTCACATGCAACAGCTTCAACCATGTGCTTCGTGGTGGGTCATTCGCGCATAGGAAACGTCGGGGTGGGTTTGTATGGCACACGAGGAACTACTCTGTCCCGGTGTTCGATGGACTCAAGCTTGATCTAGATACGCTTCTTCCCACAGAAGAATGCAAGTCAAAGTACGAGGTGGTCGCTCGTGAGTTATCCAGAAAGAAGTTGAACGAGATGATGCCCAAGTACAAGACCATGTTGAACTTCGGCGCATCCATGTTCAGCAGCATGACCGATGAGTCTTTCTATGCGCTAATCAAAGACGTACTAACTGACTGCGGAGTTGACTTCGCTGCTCACGACAGGAGCTACTCATGGTACAAAGAAACCACTATGAACGAGATCGACGCTCTTGTAGATCAAGGGTTAGATATGGAAGCCTTTGCGATGTATTTATATCGCTCGACCTACGAAGTGCGACGGGTCATTCAGAACCAGCACATATACAAGAGCTTTGATGTACCAAGTCTCACGAGCATGGCAATCAGCCGATTCAAGAGAGATATCAAGAGTCACAGGTTCACCGATATAACCAATGCTACCGCCTACGAGTTAGGTGAGCGGCATCCCGATTCAATGTTAGTTGGAATTCAACCCAAGGAGAAGCAGCATGTCTAATTACTTACTCGGTCGTCGCCTCACCGAAGAGGCAGAGCGTAGCCTCTTGAGTAACCCCGCCATGCCATTGATGCGTGAGCTTAACTTCAAGTTCGGCCTGAAGATATGGCGGCTTTCATCTAGTCGAAATATCATCCACATGGCGCACCCCAGCGGCATGGCTGTGTGCAATATATGGCATGACGGAGAGAAGTTCCACTACTACTCGCCGTTCTTTAAGAAGTCTAGAGGCTCTGACCAGACGGACAAGTCAACGCTCTCAGGCAAGACCGTGGGGTTGGTAACTGGCCTCATTAAGAAATACAACGCTCTTGCTACTGAAGAACTATTGACAGCACATCACATGAATGCGCTGGCTTCGAGCAGACGCATGGTGGACAACTCTGTCAAGTATCAAGGCAAGCAGGTCAGGGACAAGGACTATGACGTGGTTCATGCGCTGCTCGAACGAGCAGTAGGGGAAAACCCCAATGGACCGCGCTACGATCTTGATGTACAAGAATGCAAGCGACTGTTGGAAGAGTTCGATGCTACTGACGTAGCCCGTAAGCTACAGAAAGAACGCACGGATGAGATCTACAAGTCTCCTCTGTGGGCTATCGGTGTCTATCACGGTTCTAGTAGAGCGATTGTCGGGAAGATCTTGCCTAAACCAACCGAAGTTAATTTCAATCACTTCGAGGTGCTTCAGCCCTTTCAATTAGTCTTTAATCTAGATGAGCTGATGGAGAAGTTCCCTGAGCTTACGCCTACCATCTTGATGACCAAGGTCAAGAGCGAGCAAGAGAACAGAGGAAGTGAACGTATGTGTGGCTTCTTTAATTTCGGAGACCACTACGACGAGACCATCCCGTATGTGACCTACTACTTCCGAATGGACGACTTCAATTGCTGTTGGTACTTCACCCCTGCTGCTAAGGAACCCACGAATGAGTAATAACTCCGGCGACTACATAACGGAGATGGCTCTGTCAGCCGCTCTTAAGAATATGGCGAGAGAAATCAGAGGGAACACAAACAACGAAGAAGATCCACATCTCTTTGCGCACATGACGCGAACGTCAGGGCAGTTGACGCCAATCTCACATCCAACGCTTGAGGGCATGTATCGAGTAGTGATGATGCGGCAACCGTTCCCGACCATGAAGTATGTGATGTTCGTAGGCGATGGGTTTGTGAGAGTCTTTAACGACGAGACGCTACCGGATGACTTGCGATTCAAGATGATGGCAATCGACACCTACGCTGAAGGACATAACAGGAATGCCCCGCCTGACTTCATTCACACCGTACCGCCGCCGCTCAACGAGGTCTACAAGAACTCACTAGGCGAGGCGATGGATGACATCGGGTGGCGCTCTCACGAGTACTACTGCTTCGTGATGTCTTATGAAGAACTGCTGGCCTATCGCGGAGGTGATAACGGTACGCCCATCGCGGAGTACAAATTTGTCACAGCACACAACAAGGAAGCTAGAACCAGAAGCCGACTATGAGTACACCAGAAAACAAAGTCAAAGAGAAGGTGAGGAAGATCCTCAATGAGTTTAGCGCGTACTACGTCATGCCTGTGACGGGCGGGTACGGTAACTCCGGTGCGCCTGACTTCATTGTTTGTCATAACGGAAGGTTTTACGGCATCGAGTGCAAAGCCGGAAAGGGAGTAGCCACAGCACTACAACACATGAACCTTCGCCGCATCGTTGAGTGTGGCGGCATCGCAATGATTATCAACGAGAACAACATCGAAGAAGTAAGACGACACATGGAGAAACCATGAAAGACAGAGAAGGAGAGATCATGGTGGGCGACCCACCGTACCCATTCGTGTGGACTTCACACGGAGATGCACAGAAGGTCTGGCGGCGCTACGGCTGGAGACCGCCTACTGAGTATCGAGATGACTACATGTTCAAACACAACCGCGACATTGCTCAAACCACCACGGAGAATCTAAATGGATAACGTAACCATCACCATCGACCCCGCAAAACCGATCAGGTCTTTGTCGTACAAAACGATCTACAAGATCAAGAAGCTTATTAAGATCATCAAGGACAAGCCGGATGTCACCAACAACGAGCTGATGAAGATCTTTAAGCTTAAGCATTCGTCGATATGGCGTTTGCGTCAGCTAGCTGTTGAGTATAGGTATGCGACGCGGGAAGAGATCTATCCGACCAAGTTCCATGTTGAGACACCCAAGGTGGTAGAGCCTGTCATTGATATCTCTGAGTGGCTTAAAGGTTTGCCGGATGAAGAGGTTAAGCCTGTGCTTCAGACTCAGACCACGACGACTGAACTTGATACGCTGCTCGACACGAGGCACAGCACCTACGGTACTTTCATGGGTCAGGCCGCGCTCTCTCAAGCTATCAAGAAAGTCATCAACGAGCGTCTTAAGGGTAAAGACCACAAGTTCGAGCCAGATCAACTGGAAGCTCTGTCCATGATCGCGCACAAGATCGCAAGGGTGGTGAACGGTGATCCCGACTACGTTGATTCGTGGCGTGACATTGCGGGCTATGCGCAGCTTGTCGCTGATCGTCTGGAAGGTCGAGTACGTTAATGACTGATGACGACAACGCGCAGAACAAAGCGTGTAGGTCTTTATTGGCTACGGTGGTATTACTCGCCGTAGCCGATTCATGTATCAGACCGCCAAAGCCGGTCAAGGGTGAGCGCCCGAAGATTCCGATGGCGACTGAGGCATTTACTGCTATGCGTTTTTTGTTTGATGAGACTTTGCCGGGACTGAACGAGTATGCGACATGGCTGGACATGGAGCCTAGCCATTTTCGTATGAAGCTATTGGAGACGATGAGAAGTGAATCACCGAGCATCATCAATGGCTACGACCCGTCAGACCGACGAGCCTTCCGTTACAACTACGGAGTTTGGTATCGCCTGAAGAACCAATACGACGTACAGCAAGAGGAGGAAGAAGAATGAGTTTGCCTTATGACGTAGCGCGATGTCACGGCCTCAAGTGGGGCAATGAGAAAACCGGGAAGCCCATGCCTCCCTGTGAAAAGTGCCAGCGCAGACTACAGATTGCGATTGATCCACCCACTATTGATCGAGTTGTCTACACATGGCCCCCTCAGTTTGAGAACGGCGTCTGCCAGATCCGGATAGGAGTGTGAGATGAGCGCACTGAAACCCGTAGACATTCCAAACCAATACAAAGAATCCGCACAAGAAGCGCTGCAAGATGTGATGGACGAGAACCCAGACACGGTGATCATTCTGTCGTTCTGGAAAGATCGCGGTCAGTTCAAGATCAAAACGTCGATGGTGTCTGATCGGCTGATGTTGATTGGTGCGATAGAGGAAGCCAAGGCGAAGGTCATTTCGGATGGGTACGCGCCATGAGTGGGTTCGAGGAAGGATATGAAGAAGGCGGCAGTGCCTACACTCAGCTCCGTGATTTGGGGTAATACCTGATGCTATGCCCTAAGTGCCAAGGTGAAACACGCAGCAAGAACAAAGGCTGTGTGAGACACCGGACATGCCGCGCATGCGGCCATGAGTTTACGACCATCGAAGTAATCAAAGAACCAGAAATGAATACGAAACAGAAGCTTGAGAAGTTCATGCAGTCCCGCAAGAAAACCGTTGACACCGCGACCTTAGCCGCATACTTCATGGTCAACGTCACCACAATCAATCATGCAATGGGAGAGCTAGAGCGTGAAGGAAAAATCACAAGGACGAAAGCCAAGAACGGGAAAAACATCTGGCAATGGAACTACGATGTGGCCCTTCCCAAGCCACCCGCTCCAGTACGACCCCGTATTGAACCCGCCCCCCGTATCGGACCGCCAACCAAAGCAACGCAAAGCTACCCCCACATTCGCGGCTATGATGACTGAGGTAGGGGAGGCTACGTTATGAATATCATCACACTAGACTTCGAGACTTACTACGATGGAAAAATCGGTCTCGGATTTAAGACTCAGACAACAGAGGAATACATCCGTGACTCACGCTTTGAGGTGGTCGGTGTAGGTGTAAAGGTCGGTGCCGGAGAGAGCGTGTGGGTAACAGAGAACATTAAAGAATATCTAATAGATCTACCTTGGGATAGGTCGATGCTTCTCTGTCACAACACGCTGTTCGATGGCGCTATTCTGTCGTGGATATACGGGGTCAACCCATCATTCATGCTCGATACGCTGGGCATGGCCCGCGCTCTTCATGGTGTAGACGCAGGAGGGTCACTCGCTGCGCTGGCTGACCGTTATAGGATCGGAGAGAAGGGTGATGAGGTTATTCGTGCAGAGGGTAAACGCCAACAAGATTTCACTCCACAAGAGCTAGAAGCTTATGGACGGTATTGCCGGAACGACGTTGAGCTAACCTACACGCTGTTTCATATCTTGGCTAAAAGATTCCCAGCAGATGAGTTCGCACTCATCGACATGACGTTGCGGATGTACACGCAGCCGGTACTCGAAATAGATGACGCAATGCTCAACGCTCGACTGGAAGAGCTTGGCCAAGAAAAGAAACTTCTGTTGTCTGGTCTGATGGGTGCTATGTCCTGCAACTCTGAGGAAGAGGTAAGGAAAAAGCTCGCTAGTAATAAGCAGTTCGCAGCGGTGCTGGAGGAGCACGGGGTTGACCCTCCGTTAAAGGTAAGCGCTACGACGGGTAAGCCTACGTTTGCACTAGCCAAGACTGACGAGGGGTTCATCGCTCTGCAAGAGCACCCGAACCCGGTCATACAACAACTGTGCGCTGTCCGTCTTGGTACTAAGTCTACGATTGAGGAGTCTCGCATACAGAGATTCATCGACATGGGCGCTAGGAACAGGGGCAAGATCCCTGTGCCGCTGAAGTACTACGGGGCGCACACGGGCAGGTGGGCGGGGATGGACAAGGTGAACTTCCAGAACTTGCCGAGCCGTGACAAGAAGAAGAAAACGCTGAAGAACGCCATCGTCGCGCCAGAGGGCTACAGCATCATCAACGCTGACTCATCGCAGATCGAGGCGCGGGTGCTCGCGTGGCTGGCAGGGCAAGAAGATGTCGTGTCGCAGTTCAGCAGGGGCGAGGATGTGTATTCGATCTTTGCGTCAAAGGTCTACAGGCGCACGATCACTAAAGATGATCCGGTCGAGCGGTTCGTCGGTAAGACTTGCGTTCTCGGTCTTGGCTATGGGACTGGAGCATTAAAGCTAAGGCACACGCTGGCTACCACCCCACCAAAGGTTATGTTCACGGACGATCAGGCAAAGAGTCTTGTGGATCTATACCGGCATGTCAACCACAACATCACCTATCTGTGGAAGATGGCAGATCGGCTCATCAAGGACTTGATAGGCTGGGACCCAGAGAGCGAAGCCTACTACTTTGGGGAGCATCGCTGTGTGCTGATAGACCGGCAGAGCATCCGTCTGCCTAATGGGCTCTACATCAGATATCCCAATCTCGAATCTAACAACACGAACGGCTACAGATATAAATCCCGCAAAGGATCAGTCGATATCTGGGGTGGCATGGTGGTGGAGAATGTGGTGCAAGCCCTAGCTAAGATCATCGTGGGTGAGCAGATGCTTCGCATACAGATGCGCTACCCCGTAGCCATGACCGTGCATGATGCGGCTGTACTGGTTGTGCGAGACGAAGAGCTAGAGGAGGCCAAGGCTTACGTCGCGGAGTGTATGTCTACACCACCTGACTGGGCGCAAATGAAAGACGGAGGTGGCGTGTGGATGCGGCTACCGATCACCTGTGAGGTGAAGTCGGCTAAGCGCTATGGTGAGTGCGGATAAAGGGTGCTACCATAGGTAAACCATAACGAGGCTTATCTATGTACACATGGTCTTACTCCGCGCTGAAAGATTACGTCAACTGTCCACGTCAATATAGTGAGGTCAAGGTACTCAAGAACTTCACCAAGTCGATGACGCAGCAGATCCTCTATGGCCAAGAGGTTCATAAAGCGTTAGAAGATTATGTCCGTGAGGGTAAACCCTTACTAGAGAACTACAAACAGTACAAAGAGATTCTTGATTGTTTGATGGAGATTCCCGGTGTCCGCTATCCCGAGCACGAGATGGCGCTGACTGTAGACAAGACGCCCTGCGGGTTCCATGATAAGAATCGCTGGGTACGGGGGATTGCTGATCTGTTGATAATTGATGAAGAGGATAAGCTGGCGTACATCGTGGACTACAAGACCGGGAGCAACCGTTACCCAGACACTAAGCAGTTGAAGCTGATGGCTCTGATGACGTTTGCGCACTTCCCGAACGTAGACACCGTGAAGGCTGGCCTTCTCTTTATTGTTAAGAATAGCTTCGTAGATGAGATCTACAAACGAGAAGAGATTCCTAAGCTGTGGGCTGCATTCGAGCCTGACCTCATGCGTCTGGAAGAGTCGTACAAAAACGATGTATGGAACCCAAAATCAACGCCGCTGTGTGGCTGGTGCCCCGTCAATACCTGTGAATACCATAGAGGAAACCGATGAAGGACGATGCTTTGATTGATTACTCCAACCCCATCCTGAACATCCAGAGCAGGGTGCGAAAAACTAATGACGCGCTGCTTGCTAAGCGCTATGATGAGGCACTTGACACCCTACTCAACATCGTGGCAGATACCCGTGCAGCGTACATAGCTGTCCGGTATCTAAAGGAACAGGAACATGCCCTACGTCAACAAGCCCCGTCCATACAAGAAAGAGTATAAGCAGCAGGTCGCTCGCGGTGAGCATGAGAACCGCATGGAACGGCAACGCGCTAGGCGTACTCTGGATGAGAAAGGTGTTGATCGAGAGGGCAAAGACATCGCGCATGTCAAAGCGCTCAGCAAGGGTGGCTCTAACAAAGATGGCTACAAGTTGCAGTCACCTAGTAAGAATCGGTCGTTCCCTCGGAAGTCTGATGGTTCGATGAAGTAAGTCAAAAGGCAGTCTACTGTTAGGCGTGAGTGAGTAGGCTGTTTAGTCTGTTGCAGGGGGGTTCGTTCATTTCCTCCCACCTAACCACGTCAGCTAGAAAGCACTTTACTTCTCCGGTGCGGTTCTAGCCGACTAGCCCCCGTAAGGGGCGTCGTTTTCATTCAGTACATTGAGGGCAACATGCAGATAGTCGATAACGTCGCACTAAAATTTGTCGTCTCTAAAGACGATAGCAAATACATACAGCGCCACATTGAACGTTGTGAAGTTCTGCGTGAGAACGACAGACACGCTGAGCTGCTTGTCTATTGGGGGTTAAGAGAAGCACAGCTCCTATCTAGAGTCCTTGGTGATGTAGTTCCCTCACCGATGGAACGAGACTATGACTGGCCGGGGATGTACACCCCCTTCAAGCATCAGCGCACCACCGCATCGTTCTTGACCATGAGGGATCGTGGGTTCTGCTTCAACGAGGCAGGGACAGGCAAGACTTCTTCTGTGGTCTGGGCTGCTGACTATCTGATGAAACAAGGGCTGGTCAAGCGTGTCTTGGTCATCTGCCCGCTCTCGATCATGCACACCGCATGGCGCTCTGATGTGTTCAATACAGCGATGCACAGAACTGTCGCTGTGGCGCATGGCGCTACAGAGAAGCGCAAGAAAATTATCAACGGAACCTACGAGTTCGTCATCATCAACTATGACGGGGTGGGAACGGTAGAGGACGAGATCGCAAAGGTAGGGTTTGACCTAATTGTCGTCGATGAAGCAAACGCATATAAAACACCTTCGACGAAGCGATGGAAAACCTTGAACCGTATTCTTAAACCGTCAACGCGCTTATGGATGCTGACCGGCACACCTGCCTCTCAGTCTCCAGTCGATGCTTATGGGCTGGCTAAGCTGGTGTCGCCAAACAACGTGCCCAAGTACCAGACAACGTGGAGGGATTCAGTCATGTACCAAGTGTCTAGATTTAAGTACCTACCCAAACCTAACGCAAAGAAGATAGTGCATGACGCGCTACAACCCGCGATTAGGTTTGAGAAACGTCAATGCCTTGATCTGCCTGACATCGTGCATCAGACAAGGGAGATACCGCTGTCACCGCAAGTTGCTCGCTACTACAAGCAAATCAAAGAACAGATGCTAGTCGAGGCGGCTGGGGAGACGATCACCGCAGCCAACGCCGCAGTCGTGCTCAGTAAGTTGCTCCAGATTTCAGGGGGCGCAGTCTATACCGACAAGAAGGAAGTCTTAGAGTTCGATGCCACGCCACGTTTCAACGCGCTGTATGAAGTCATTGAAGAGACAGAGAACAAAGTAATCATCTTCGTCCCCTACACGCACACCATCCAGTTAGTAAGTAGTTTCCTATCCAGTAAAGGAGTCACAAATGAAGTAATCAACGGCGAAGTATCAGCAGGTAAGCGGGCTGACATCATCAACCGCTTTCAGTCCCAAGAGAACCCCCGAGTCCTAGTGATTCAACCACAAGCTGCATCACATGGTGTGACGTTGACCGCTGCCGATACGGTGGTGTTCTGGTCCCCCGTGATGAGTGTAGAAACGTATCTACAATGTATAGCCCGCATCGACCGTGTTGGTCAGAAGAACAACATGCTGGTCGTACATCTGCAAGGTTCGGAAGTGGAGCGAAAGCTCTACAAGATGCTCCAGACCAAGGTTGATCTCCATGCAGGACTAGTCGATCTGTACAAACAGGAGATGGGAATTGAGTGATTTCACCCTAGAAGATATGGTCAAGTCTTACTTGACAATCAGGGCCGAACGTGAAAGACTGGCCCACGATTTCGAGGCGGCTGATGAGGCGCTGAAGCAGGATCAAGAAGTCCTGAAGCAAGCCATGCTAGGCGTCTGCAACGAGACGAATGCCTCCAGCATCAAGACAGGGCAAGGCACGGTAATCAGGAAGTTGAACGAGCGGTACTTCTGCAACGATTGGGATCCGTTTCGTACTTTTCTGGTTAATAACGATGCTATTGATCTGCTTGAGCGTCGTATCCACCAAGGTAACTTTAAGCAGTACATGGCCGACCGGCTTGAGAAAGATGGTCTGCCGCCCGGAGTAAACGTCATGCGTGAGTTTGACGTAGTTGTTCGTAAGCCCACATCAAAGTAAAGAGGAAAACCATGAGTAACGATCTAGTCACCCTGCTGTCGCAAGACCCCACGCTGGCGCAAACCGGCCTCGATGAAGATACCCTTGCCGTCTCCGGTGGTAGGGGTGGTACAAAGCGCATCTCTATCAAGGGTAGCGTGTTCCGTAAGTATGCAGGTGGTAAGGAAGTCGGCAAGATCGAAGATCGGTCGATGAACATCATCTTCGTAAAGATGGCGCACAAACCTTCACGCATGTTCTATGACAAGGGCTATAAAGAAGGCGAGCGGGTCAGTCCTGCTTGTTGGTCTAGTAACTCTGAAGTGCCTGATGCTGAGGTCAAGAACCCGGCGGCGCTCACCTGCGCCACCTGCCCTAACAGCGTGAAAGGCTCTAGCGATAACGGTACGTCTACCCGCTGCAAGTTGTCGTGGCGTACTGCTGTCGTTCTGCCGAACGATCCCTCTGGGGATGTGATGCAGTTGGTTCTTCCCGCTACGTCGAGCTTCGGCAAAGAGGACAACGGCAAGTTCCCGTTCCGTCCGTACATCCAGCATCTCGCATCACACAACGTCAGCGCAGGTCGTGTCATCACTAAGATGTCTTTTGATACGAACGCCCCCACGCCGAAGGTTGTGTTCAGCGTCCATGCACGTACGCCGGATGAGGATCTCGCAGTTATCGCTCGTCAGTCGAAGAGCCCCGCAGCAGAAGCCGCCATCAAGATGAACGTGTATCAGGCAGATGCTCAGGAGACTGAGAAGATCGAGCCGATTGCTGAGGATGTGATCGAGGACGTTCCGCAACCGACTAAGCGCGAAGCATCACCATCGTTCAGCGCTTCCGATAACAAGGAAGTGGACATGAGCAACGTGATGAAGAAGTGGGCGCGTAAGTCGTAATGGTCAGGGTGGGGCCAGTGTTGGCCCCGCCCGACACAGAGGAGAAAAATGTGTCACGTCCCTACAGTGTCCAATTCATATCAGAGCTTAAGAAGTGCGACCCAGACATCCCCGGCATCGCTCTCGGCATGGCTTGCGTTAACGCAAACCTTCCTGCAAAGTATGTGGCTCTCGCCCTTGGCGTGTCGCGCATGACCGTATTCAGTTGGTTTCGTGGCAAGCCTATCCGCATCAAGAACCTGCACAAAGTAGAAGTCTTTACCGATCTGGTAGAGAGCGACACCGCGAAAGGCATTCTTCCTGCAAAGACAAAGGCCGCTGCGAAAGCCTATCTGGAGGAGATGGTAAACCGACCTCTTGAGGCTTGATCCCCATCAACAAGGCGAGGCAACTCGCCTTTTTTGACCTTTACACCAATGGTAAAACAATTCTATGAGAAAGCCCTGCCGAAGAGTGGTGTGTACTGTGTTGCTGAGCTTGATAGGAGCAAGCCTAGTGACAAGCAACTGCGCCATCACTTTGCGGATAGCCTAGATGAAGTAATCACAATCACGGAGAAGTTGAAGGCAACAGGTAAGTTAGATGTGTATGTAGCTATGGGCACGTTCTCTGGCTACTCACGAAGCGCTAAGTCATGTGTCTACCATAAGTCGTTCTTTGTCGATCTCGATGTTGGGGAAGATAAAGTCAAGACGAACACAGGCTATGCAACCAAGCAAGAAGCACTCGAAGCGCTTAATAAGTTCATCGCTGATGCTGATCTGCCGCCGCCGTACAAGGTGGATTCTGGTGTAGGCATTCATGCGTACTGGATCTTTGACGAGGAAATCCCCGCAGATCAGTTCTTGCCGTATGCGGTGCTGTTCAAGAAGCTGTGCCTTGAGCATCTGAAGTCTGATCCAGTTGCTACTCCTGCTGACCTCGCGCGAATCATGCGCTGGGTAGGTTCGACAAACTACAAGCCAACTCCACCGGCTGCTGTGACGGTGCTTGATGACACGCTGATCGAGTATTCGTTCGACGCATTCAAAGAGTTTTTGGGTGAACCGGAAGAAGAACCCAAGGCTGTCCTCGCTGCTGTATCGAAGGGGCTCGATGAAGATACCAAGGCGATCCTCAAGCTGGACAACTTCAAGCGCACGTTCCAGCACCTAGCAGAGAAGAGTTTGACCACAGACGAGGGCTGCGCTCAGATCAAGCACATCCTCACTAACTCAGCTACCTTGGCCGAACCTCTGTGGTGGGCTGGTCTGTCTATAGCGAAGTTCTGTGATGACGGTCCAGAAGCAATTCATCTAATGTCTGAGGATTACCCAAACTATAGCTATGAAGATACAGAACAGAAGGCAAGTCGCATTTCTGCTCCAAAGACCTGTAATTGGTTCATCAACAATAACCCCAGCGAGTGCGACAAGTGCCCGCATCGAGGAACCGTCACCACCCCCATCGTCCTTGCCAGAGAACTTAAAACCTCAGCGCAATTTACCGTCGCGTCAGATTCGTCGGACCCAATTCGGCAAGACACGAATCCCGAAGAGATTTTTACTCTCCCAGACTTCATGACGAATTTTCGCCGTGGCGAAAGAGGAGGCATCTACTACATACCACCACCGACGACTACCAAGAATGGGCAGAAGAGACAAGACCCACCCATCCTGCTGATTCCGTATGACATGTACGCGATCCGCAGAATCTACAGCAAGCATGATGGTGAGTGCTTGGTTCTACGCATCGTGTTGCCCAAAGACCCGCTACGCGAAGTTCTCATGCCGATGAAAACGGTGTACTCGGTAGAGATGTTCAAGGGCTTCATGTCATCAAACGGCGTATTCGTCGCCACACACCACGTACCGTATCTCATGGAATACATCATCAAGTGGGGGCAATACCTCCAATCAAAGAACAAGGCAGAAAACATGCGCATGCAGATGGGCTGGACCGCTGATCCCCACGATACCGAAGAGTGGGATAAGAAAAGTTTTGTCATTGGCAACATCGAGATAAGTCCGAGTGGGGAAGAGATAGAAACGCCGTCGTCACCTTTCGTGCGGGGTATCGCTAAACTCATGCACAAAGCAGGTACGTATGAGGCGTGGCGTGAAAGCGCTAACTTCTTAAACACTCCGGGGTTCGAGCTACACGCGATGGCTATGCTGTGTGGGTTTGCGTCCCCATTGATGTCGTATACGTCAACTTCAGGCATCAGCATTTGCCTTCATGGACTCTCTGGTAGTGCCAAGACCGGCGCGATGTACGCAGGGCTAAGCGCATTCGGACACCCCAAAGACCTGAGCGTGATGGAAAGCACAGAGAACGGTCTGACAGGTCGCTACCTTGGTCTGCATAACTTGATGTTCGGCCTTGATGAGATATCGAACAAAGACCCGAAGCTACTGTCGCAGTTGATTCACAAAGTCTCTCACGGAAAGACAAAGATCAGGATGCAGGCGTCTGTCAATGCTGAACGTGAGCACGAGATGTCGGCGTCACTCATCTGCTTGATGACTACTAATCAATCAGCGATCAGCAAGCTGGAGTCGTTCAAGGTCAACCCTGACGGTGAGGCCGCGCGGCTCATAGAGTTTATGGTGACTGAGCATGACCTGCTGAAGAATGTAGAGGGCGCTAAGTTAGGTATGCGTGTGTTCGACGCCTTCAACTACAACTACGGTCACGCTGGGCCGATGTTCATCAAAGAAGTGCTCAAGCTTGGCGACCCCGCCATGCGTAAGCTGATAGAGAAGTGGTACACGAAGATCCTGAAAGATTTCGGCGGTGGCGCACCCTACCGTTATCACCATAACTACATGTCCGTGCTCGGCGCAGCGGGAGAACTCGCAGCAGAGAAAAACATCATCACGCTAGACATTGATCGTGTGTATCACGAAGTCACAGCGCACCTAATCATGATTAGAGATAAGGTAGTGAAGATCAACCGATCTGACTACTCCGCGTTGCTCGGTGACTACGTTAATAAACACATCAACAACTTCCTTGTCATCAAGAACGGTGCGGTCACGATGGAGCCACGAGGTTCTATCATCGGAAGAATCGTAAGTGACGAAGGCACGATGCAGATCTCTAAGACGGAGTTGAAGAAGTACCTCAACGAGCTTGGCGTCAGCGGTCGTGAGTTTGAGTTCGAGATGAAGGCAAGAGGATTGCTGATCGACGATAAGAAGGGGAGGCTGACTACAGGTTGGAAGTCAGCGATCCAAGTAGACCCCGCTTATCTGTATTGGTTCAAGACCGAAGTACCTGACGAGCTTATTGATGGCACCGAATCAGATACTTGAACCTGAGTGGGTTTTTCCTTTCCAATGGATGCAGATCGGGGATAGCTTCTTCGTCCCTACTCTGCGTCCTGCGGAAATGATCTACACGATTGACTCCGGCGCAAAACGCGCCGGTATCCGAGTCAAGTGTTACGTCACGCACAAGGACAAACACTTGGGCGTTCGCGTATGGAGAATCCGTTAGGGTTCTACGCCGTAGGCTTTGAACGTCTCGATCATCCGGCGCTTAATGATGTTCTGCTGGAGAGTCAGAGTGTCGAGCCACGCTTTACGATCACCTTGCGACAGCTCACTCATGCGGCGCACTTCGTTTGCTCGCTGCCGTAGCTGGTTGAGTTCCCCACCAACCTGTGAGTTGTACATCTGCACGATGGTCTCATCGAGCGGGTTCTCTGCACGGTAGCGAGCCGCGATCTCGGGCTTCATCTGCTGCGTGTCGAACATCTTGAGGATGCGCTCTTTCTCTTGAATCTTACGTTCGATAGCGGTGAACTCACGCGAGTCCACATTGGACCGCGCCCCGAAGAACGAACCCATGAGCGGTAGGTCAGTCTTGGGGTTGAATCCCTTCGCGCCGCTGCCCAACGCATAGATACCAGTTAGCCCCTCAGCTATACGGAACGGACCATCCATGTAGCTGTTAGCCAAGAAGTACAGCGAGTTCGGGCTGATATCAAACTTACCGTTGCTCTTCTCTGCAAAGTATGCAGAGGCATCCTTATACATCTCGGGGATCTTGTCACCCGCCGTGTATGCGTCGCCCATCCTGCGGTTGCGGTCGTTGTAGATGTCCTGACCAAGACCGTTCTTGTTGAGCGCAAACTCTAGCAGAGGACGGACCGCGCTAGGTGCCACAGAGTCAAGCACGAACTCAAGCGGCATTTCTTTGACCGGCATACGAGAGACAGGGATGGGGATGAACGAGTCCAGCGAGATCTGCGTAAAGATGTTCGCCATCGCATCGCCAAGAGACTGCCCGGACCCCGCCACCACAGACATCATCTGGGCACCCGACGCTGCGAACGCACCCAGACCGAAGCCCCACGGCATCTGAAGAATCACAGGCTCCTGAATGCCCATCGCACGAGTGATACTCCTCGGGATGTGGAACCGCGCAAAGCGAGTCCATTGCTGCATGTTATCCGTAGCTACAGCATTGCGCCCAAGCTCATCGTCGTCTGAAGTCATCAACGCCATCAAGTAAGCAACAGCGCCAAGCGCGGTCAGACCTGTCGCCATGATCCGAGCATTCTTCTGACGCTCTTTGAAGTTCTTGATAAACGTCTCTCTAGCCGCCGCATTACCCTTGATGGACTCAGGCAACGAATCAACAAGCGCGTCAATGTTGAAAGTAAACGCAGGAGCAATTGCCTCAATTGCACGCACAGCGCCCGTTGCCGCAGGTCTGATAAACATATAGAGAGCGCCGAGACCACGACCAAGATCACCAACCTGCTCAAAGTTGGCGAGGTTCTTCACGTAGGCTGCTGCTTCCTGATTGACTTCGAGCATCTGCTCTGGTGTAGCGGTAGCTTCAGTAAGTCCACGCTTGGTCAAGGTGTTCTGCCTGACAACAGCAAACGCAGCCGAGCGGCTGGCGATCTCGAACATGTCGTTCCAGATGTCGAGGAACTGTTCGAGCTGCTCCTTCTTCTTCATGATGCCCGAGCGTCCGATCTCTTTGTGCAGACGCTGGAAGTTAGACTTCAGAGAGATGCCCTGAATGTAGGACACCATGCCGCCAGTCTCGATGTAATCGAGCATGTCTCTAATATAAGAGTCTTTAGCGGCAAGCTGATTAAGTTGCGCTCTATCTTCTGCCTTACCCGTGCCGTAGAGCGTTGCTACGCGCATCGCCTTGTAGAGACCATTACCTGCAACTACACGAGTAGAAACTTCTCTGAGGAAGGCAGCAGCTTTAGCTGGCCCCATATCCGCACCGATGGTGAACGCATTGGTCAGCGCATCGCGCACGAAGTTAAGAGGCGCAAACTGATAGTTGTACCGAGTATGGAGCTGACCCAATCCGCTAGTGATGTTGTTAGCGATATCAACCAGAGGATTAGTGTCGTCGTATGTACGCCTGATAGCGTGCAGCATCACATCGTCATCAATGACAAGGACATCAATTGAACCATCAGGGTTGTGGTGCAAGAGGGTTTTCTCTGCCTTGGCTTTTTGTAGCTCTTCGTTATTTCGGTCAGTAAACGGAATGTGAGCTTTCACATAGCCTTTGATAAGGCCGGTGCCGTTGGGATTCTTTTCCGGGTCGTTCTTCAGCGAATTCTTAATCGCAAGCGATACATCAACAGATCCAGCACGCATGGCGCTGCGCACGGAATCAGCTACTAGCTGCAAAACCGGGTTGTTAGATACCGAGGCGCGGCCATACATCTTGAAGTCGATGTCTTGGTGCTCTTTACCGCGAATCCTCTCGTAGTCAAGCTTTTCTTCGATGATCTCTTGGTATGAGTTCTTGGGAGCCTTACCCTTCTCTAGACCCTTCATCGGCACGTAGTGCTTCCAGTCATAGAAGTTGGCGTAGTTATTGACGGGCGGCGTCCAATGGTTACCTAGCTTATTAAGTTCTTTAGTAGCGTCCCTGATGTCACCCATGATCTTGAGCACATCGTCAATCTTTTCTTTCTGAGGATGCTTCTCGTAGTCCTCTCTATTCTTAGCCATAGCTTCAGGAGAGTTAGATGTGACTACGTAGGCTTCGCTATTTATGTCGGTGGAGAACTCAGCGACTTCCCCTTTTTTATTCTTACGCGGGTTACCTTCAGAGTCGAGACTAGCAACCGTATACCCACGCGAATCTACGTTCTTGGTCAGGTTACTTTCACTTGTGTCTAGGATAAGTCCCGTTTTGGGATCTTTAGCCGTGTTCTTAAAGACAATCCCATCAAGCTCATTGCGCAGCGCAAGCGCTTGCTGCTTGGTTAGGTTAGGCGTCCCTTCCAACAGTTTAATGATGTCGTTACGGCGATCAGCAGGGCTGATGCGCGTGCCGTTGATCTGAAGCGTTTGCTCTGTAGTAAGCGGCACCATCATCAGATACTTAATCATCCGGCGCTCAGGCTCGTGCAGACTCTCGCTGAGTATGTGCATAAACGTAAGCGTGTCGTCTGTATTCTTACCGGTTGCTTTGGCTAGATTAGCAATTGCTACGTCGAGCGCGTCGATGTGACGCTTTAGATCACGGTTGTATAGATCTCTAGACCTGCCTGAAGCCAGCACGATCTGGGTATAGATGTTGTTAATCTTACCGCGCTCGGTGACGATAAGACCCGCAAGACGCATGGCGTTTTCCCATGCGTGTACAGCGTAACGGCTGTTCTGTACTTTAGTGGCGAGATACCTAAAGCCGGGACGGCTCCAGAAGTACTTCTTCACCCAGTTAGAAGAGCGCGGCTTTTCTCCGGGCTGGAGCTTATACAGATCCGCGCCTTCGCCTGTACCGTCAAGGGTTACACTAGTACCGGCACCGGGTGCCTTCTTAGTTTTTTGTTGGAATACAGAGGGTTTACCCATCGCGCCAGTCGCTTGCGGCGGCGAGAAGATCGTGTCGGTAACGGCAACCAACGCATCGAACATTGACTTGGGCGTGTCGATACCCAGCATGTTCAACAGAACACGCTTAAAACCTTCCCATGCGTTAGTGAACTTCCACCGGAACGTAGACAGACCTTTCCGCAACGCAGGGTTAGTTAGACCCTCAACCATGAACTCTTTTACGTTGTTGTAAGCCGGAGTACCCGGCTTCACCAGACCAAGTTGCTTAGCGCGGTTGTGCAACGCTTTGAGTTCAGCAATAGCCGTGCGCTGGTCTTGAGTGAGCGTCTTGGGATCAGCATTGAGTATAAGCTCAGTACCGGCGTGTACGCCCTCGTGCAGAACGGTCTCTTCGTTGAGCCCTTCTTTAGAATCAAGATAGATATACCGACCGTTAGGTGACGCACCACCAGCGACGGGGTTGCCGTCGTTATCCGTCAGACCATCCCGAATAACTGTCTGTGTGTTGCGCAACAGAGGGATAAGGCGCTGTGCCAGCAGTCGGTCGAATGCGGTCTTACTGTTCTCGGCTATATCAGATAGCGCAGCGCTAAGGTTATTGTCTTTTAGCTCGTTGACTGCGTTTTCAGTCAGCGGGATCTCACCACCCTCGCGGGAAAGCTCGCCAATACTATCTTCGTCGTAGCCAGCTTCCTCAGCTTCTTTGATGTCTTTGAGAATAGCTTTAGGATTAAAAGCAGCCGCTTCTTTTGCCGCTATGTTCCCTTCAGCCTCGGCACGGGCGCGCTCTTTCTCATTTCGCTCCCTTAGATCTTTATCAACTTTGCTTACAAGAGCAATATCAGCTTTTTCTTGTTTAGCTGGGGCATTAGCAATGTCGGCGGCTATTTTTTCTTGGTTAGCTTTTACGGCAGCGGCACGGGCCTCTTCTACCTCTTTCGCCTTAGCTTCTATGTCTGCTTGTTTCTGTTCATAGTCGATGATGGTTTCTAGTTTTTCTTTTACTTGAGTTCGGCCATCAATGGTAATGCTACCCAACAAAGCTTTTGCGTTATCTAGATCAACTTTAGTATAAGGATCGCTTTCACTAATACGGGCACGATCAACCGTAAGTTTTTCAGGTTTGGTTTGTCTGAGCGCGGAAAGATCTGCGGGGGCGTAGTAATAGATTAGTGAAGCAATGTCGTTATAAACTTTAGACGACACTTCATCGGCCAGTTTAGTAGATGGCTTGCCAGACTCCCACATCTCACGAGCATCAACAGACAGCATCGTATATGGGATATTGTCAGCCGTGTATTTATTCCACGCCAAAGCTGAGTTAGCTACATTACTAACAATTAGCAGTTTCTGAAACGGTATAACTTCTTTTGGTAGAGTAATACCAAAATACTTAGCTACTGAGTTAACCTGCAATAGATTAACTTTCCTGCTTTTTGTCATGTCTACTAGAGACTTAGTAATAGTCTCTAACTTAGATTTTTCCTGTAGTTTTACCGGGCTTTCTTTTTCAGCTTCGCGCTTAGCTTTCTTAGCTTGACCCTGCTTTGTTAGTTCTTCGTGTTTAGCTATGCGCTTCTTTCTGCTTTCCTCGGCAATTGCGGCGTCTTTAGCGGCTTTGGCCTCAAGCTGCTTTTTTTGCTCTTCTTGGCGACTTTCTTCCTGCTCTTTAGTCAGCACGACTTTTTTAGCAGGCGTTTTAGCTAAATCTGCGTAAGCTTTATCGTAAGCTTCTTTTCTTACTGCTTGTAGATTTTGCCTGAGGACGTTATTAAATACTTTGCCGTAAGCTGAGCTGTAGATAGCTTGAGCTGATTTATCGGTAAGTACTTTATTTTGAGCTTCTGCCTCAGCTTTTGCTTTGCTTACTTTTTCCTCAGCCGCCACACGAGCGGCTTTCATTGCCTCTTCTTCGGCTTTAGGCGTAGCTTCATCAACGGCTTTATCGGCAATTACATTTGCACGACTGGCGCGAGACTGCCCTACCGCCTCAGTTAATTTAATGGGCGCAGCAGGAGCGGCGGGGATATTTTCAGCAGCACTACGTTCACGCAGCACCACCGGCACATCTTTAATGCCAAGCTCTTGTGCTGCGACAAGTGTGTCGCCGCCTTCAAATACTTCCAGATTACCAGCGCTATCTTGTGTTACAACGACAGGCTCAGTGATACCGTTTTCGCTTATACGTTGTTTTAGCGCAGCATACTTATCATCCTTGACCACCTTACTTCTACTAGGAAGTGTAAGAAGATCTTCCAGCGAAACAGATTCAGAAGTAGTAGGAGCGGTAGGAGCAGTAGGCGTGACCGTAGGAGCGGTCGCTTTGATTTCAGCTTTAGGAGCAGTAGGAGTGGTCGCGGCCTTAGCTAGTTCGCTAGGTTTTTTGTTAGGGAAAACAAACTCATCAGGCCCGTTATGACCTTGCGCAGCGTTTTTCCCTATTACTTCTGCCGGGAGATCAATGGAAACGACGTTTCCATACTTAGCGGCTTTATTTGGATCACTTGTCCACCATTGACCGTCTTGGTCGTTTTGCGCGTTTTCGCCACGATACAACGTAACCGTTGTACCGGGCTGTAAAGTTTGTAGGGTTGTATATGTAGGGGTAGTAGCAGGCGCAGCTTCAGGAATAGGAGCAGTTGGCTTCTTGGGTTTGAGCCGTGCTTTTATAGCCTCAAGACTTTCCTCTTCTTCGACGACGGACGCAGCAGGGGTTTCAGTAGCCGGAGTTTCAGTAGCAGGGGTTTCAGCAGCGGGAGGCATCGGCTCAAGGTTGAGCGGAGGCGCGGGTGTGCTTATCGGGATCTGAACTTCGGGTTCTGCGGGTGTCTCGGGCGTAGCGGGAGTTTGCGCCGCCTGTTGTTGCGCTTGCTGTGCAGCAATCGCTTGAGCGACTTGAGCATCCCTCTCGAACTTACTTCTCGCCCCACCGACCGTAGCAGCCGGAGCCACCATCGCATATGAACCAGCGGCGGCGTTGATGTATTCCCTTAAAGCTTCAGCATCAGCGAGATCAAGCTGTGCGCCGAATCTTTCGGCAACGGTCTGTACCAGCTCGACCGGAACTTCTTTCGTGCCAGTCTTAGCGATGTTTTTAACAATCTCAGCGACGATGCCATTTGTAATACTAAATTTAGCTTGAGGAGCAGCTTCAGCGAATTTCTTAGCCGCAGCGATTTCTTCAGGCGTAGATCCGGTAGGCTTAATAGCCTTCATCATGATCCGGTCGCCAAGGAACTCAGCAGCGGCATGGATAACGGCGGTGGGCAGCACACGAGCAACGGAAATATCTTCTACGTTCTCGCCTCTGCGCTCTGCTTCTTCCGCAGCGCGGCCTGTCACCTCACCAGCACCACGCACACCAGCCGTACTAGCAAGTGCAGCAATCTGTCCGTAATGCTTAGAACCTTCCTTTATATACCCACTACGCAGCGCGGCGTCTGCGCCTTCGGCTAGGATTTTCTTAGTCTCTGCCTGAATGAATGCTTCGCCAGCGGCTTCGCCACTTTCTTTGACGATCTTCTCCGCCGCTTCTTGAATGCCTTTCTTAGCAAGACCTTTAGCGACGAAACCAGTTAGCGCCCCGCCCGCCGTACCGGGACCGGGAGCCGCAGCACTACCAGCCAGCGCACCAGCAAGCGCAGTAACAGCAGCCTCGCCAATATTGGCGACACCTTGACCCATCATGTACGGGAGCCAGTCAAAGACTACGCTACCGATACCCTTTTCCCACGCCTTAGTAACATCATCAGCTTCACGAACGGTAGTCTGAGTCTCAGCGGCTTTCATCCGCTCGATACCGCTCTGGATCATCCCCCGCCCAGTTTCCTCAGCGCCAAGATTCTGAAGAACACGTCCAGCCAGAACCCCAGCACCGCCGAGGGTCTGCTTTAGTTGCGGAAGATAATTAGTGATGCCCCGAACAAAATCGCTAGAGGTATCGCTATCTGCAAGTACTCGCGGCCCGGTCTGAGGAGGCGTTACGGGAGCGGCGGGCTGAAACCCAATACGACTATAGAAGTCACTTTTGTTGATATCTGAGTAGTATTTATTGTGCAGTCTATCAGCCAACTCCTGATCTGACATATCGTCGTACTGAGGATAAGCCTCTCGGAATTCAGCGAGCTTCATTATTTACTCCCGCATAACCAGCGGATCATTGGCTCTTGCTTCTTCAGGAGAAATACCAGCCGCTCTAGCTTCTGCCGCACGCAATCTAGCCCTATAAGGCTTGAGTTCATTTTGTACTGCTTCTTCTAGCCTTTTAACTTCAGCAGCGCCCTGAGCTTTCAGGTCTTTCATTTGCGGAGTAGCGTCTGGACCAAGCGGCATAGCAGCATATTCAGCCGCTTTAGTGTAATTTTTGTTTTGTCTCAAATTAGATTGTAGCGCGGCAGTCATACGCTCAAGGTCGCTACCCGCAGCACGAACATTAGCCTCAAGCTGAGACTGTCCCCGCGACCTTTCCATAGCCGCAGTTTGTTCTCTTGTAGCCGCAACGGTGGCAGCATTTCTAACATTAGCCCCTTCTTCAGCCATCCGGCGCTCTTCAAACCGACCACGTTGCTGTAGACGCTCACGCTGATAACTACCGCTTTCCCGAGTAATGTCTTTGTTAAGAGTGTCAAGCCGCTTGAGCGCTTCCATCTTCTGCTCGTAAGCTTTCTCTCGCAGACCAAGCTCCTCGTTGCGGCTAGCCTGATCCAGCTCGTAGACAATCCTGTCGAGTTCTTTGTTGGCCTTCTTAACTGCGCGAGCGTCATCAATGAGACCGGGGATTGCATCCCTTACAGCACCTGTCATCGCCACGAGAGTTGAGCCGGGGCGCGTAGCCATGTCAGCAAAAGCAGCAGCCATACGGAGGTCACGTTCACGCCGTGCTTCATCCGCACTATTAGCCCGCTCAGACATGATCTTTGCACGGTACTCATCAGCAGCCGTGTTAGCGGGACGGCCTTTCTTGAGATCAGCGAGGCGTTGTTCTTCCGTTTTTTCAGCTTCGGTTTTAGCTGGCGCTAGGCCAGCTTTGAGATCTTGAATGTACGCAGGCTCGTCTCCCTCGCCCTCAAACGGATTAGCTGCGGGCAAACCGGGAGCAGCAGTATCAGTCTTAGTGGGAGCTGAAGCGGAAGCGGGGGCAGTAGCCGGAGCGGGCTTGTTACCAGCGGGGGGTTTAGCGCCTTTATCCTTGTCAGGATTTTCCGGCAAGCCTCTAAGCGCCAGCTCTTCTCGCGGGTCAGCAACACCGGGAAACTGTTCACGCAAACGAATTACATCGTAGTTGGGCGTATAAGAGGAAGGCTCTCTTCCTAATCCAGCGGCAGCAGCACGTGGTATTGCCCCAGCAACATCTAATGCGGCAGCGCCAAGACGGTCAGCAACAGTAGGCGAATTAGAGGGAATAGCTCGTTTGCGCTCCCTGCCCTCACGCATTGCCCGCTCTCGGCTTTTCCTAGCTTTTTCAGCTTCCGCAGCTTCGTCAATTGGTTCGTCGGTGCCTTCACTAAACGCAATGATCCCACCACCAGCCATACCGGGACCGCGCTCGCGCAGGATGCGCTGCGCCATGCGCTTAATAGAGTCGCTCTGTGATTCCTTCAGATAGCGCTGAAGAGCCTCGGTGTCCATCTGTTCGAGATCGCTCTCGACTTCGCCACCAACGTCGTACTCTTTGATCTGACCGCCTTCTTTCTTATAGGCGTTGTACAGCATCGCACCCGTACCCGCAGCACCAATACCTTGGGTCAAGAGGTTCGGCATCGCGCTGTACTGTTGAGTATTGACCGCTTGCATCGGCAGACCACGGAGCATGTTAGACATGAAGCCCAACTGCATCAGCGGATACTGCTGTGCATTAGCAAAGTCCTGCATCGACTGGTTGATCTTCTGCTGCTCAAGCTGACGCTGTTGAGCGCCCATCGCTGACTGAGCGTTATAGATCCCTTGCTCAGCGCCGAGCCTCTGCCCACCGATAGATGCAAGTTGACCCGCGCCTTGTAGACGCCGAGACATATCCTGATTGAACTGATTAGCGCCTTGCTCGTAAGCAGTCTGATACCCGCGAGCACGGATATCACCAAGGCCCATGTTCAGATTGCGTTCGCGCTCAGCCCGCATAAGAGCATCACGGCTACCACCAAATCCACCGCGCCCAACAGCTTCAGCTTGCTGCTGCATCCCCTGCATAGCAGAGGTACGCATTGCTTCACGGATCTGGGGAGCCATCGCCGCTTCAATGTACGGCGACATGTATTGGTTAGCAGCACCAGTATTCCACCCGCCCATACTGCCAATAGTGCCCATCGTGGCGGCGTCATACTCACCGGGCATCTGTAGACCAGCGATACCGCGCTGAGCCTGTTGTTCAAGAGGGGAGAACCCAGCTACGGCTTTACCGGGATCGTAACCAGTCTGATTGCCTTGCTCGTCGTACGTGCCGCCATAAGCTTTGTACGGTTGAAAGCCGGTGATATCGAACCCGCCACCTTCAGTCGGAGTACCTTTGAACAACTGCTTCTGGGTGGCACCCATCATCGTCTCGACATACGGTCGAGCGTATTCAGGGATATTAGTTTGATAAGAAGTACTTTGCGAAGGGCCACCCCCGCCGCCACCAAAGTTATAGGTACGGAGACCGTCCTTTGAGTAGCCGCTAAACTTATTCTTCAGGATCATAATTTAATCCTCATCACCTGATGGGTGTTTTCCATGCCCATTTTCTCGTACATCTGGACTAGTGTTCCATTGGCCCAACATTGCGCCTTAGTAGCGCCGTAGGCTCGCATCCACTTCTTAGCTTCATCGAACACATAGTCTCTGACGATACCTTTACCGCCCATCAGATTTACATGAGCTACGCGCTCTCGTGGGTAATCAATAAACTCAACGGTGACCGCGCCGGTAATCCCTTCGTTTGGCTCTTCCCAAACTAATAAGAAAACACGCCCAGTGCGTACCGAATATTCTACCTGTTCAATCGTAATTACTTCAGGGTCAAGATCAATCGCTTTCTGCAAAAGAGGCGCAGCAATCGGCCAGATATCAGGAAGAAAACGAGGATCTACATGGTGTAAAGGCATGGTTAGCGGGGGATGAACTTGTCGGGGTTGATCTGTTTACCCTGCTTCGGATTGCCGGTTCGAGCCTTACGCACTTTATCCATCATGTGATGCAACTTCTTAGCTCCGGCGTCAGTAGAACCGTTACCAAGATGAGATACCACATCGGCGGGGATCACGAACTCACCGTCTGCCAACCTAGCGGGCTGTCTACCGTTAATAGTAGCAGGTATGTCATCTGACATGCCATCCCCCGGACCCTTCAGCAGCCTAGGATTCCCACCAGCGGCGTAGCCTCCGAGATGTGAAGCGCCCATGATCCCGCCTTGCGCAGCTTCCTGAAACTGCGGGCCTTCATCTTTCTTAGCCCCAGCCGGTCCCAAAGACAAGGAACCCAACCCCATAATCTTAGGTTGAGCTGGAGATGTCACGTTAGCCCGCTTGTTGGTCTTAGCCATCCGTATTTGTGCAGCGCGGTATGCGTCTAAGTTGCGGGTGTCGGGATCGTTGTCAGAGTAAATACCAACACTACCTTCAGGAGCAGGAGCATGTGAAGGCGCACGGCGCATCATCCGTTCATAGGTGCTGAGAAGTGCAGAGGTACTACCGCCTTCTGCCATACCCTCAACGTCGGTAAAGAAAGTCTGCGGCGCGACAGCACGCGCACGGGGTTCTTGCAGACCTAACGTGTAATCAGGCTGAGGGATAGCCGCTTGGGGGTAGGTCGTCGCCCCGCCTGTCTCATACGGGTTGCGCATGGGGTTAGGCTTGTTATATTCAGTAACGCCACCTTCAGCCATTCTTTGATAGCTCGGGGTATATTGGAAGCCTCGTGGGTCAGCATGACTGCCTTGGAAGTTAGGCGACAGGCGGTACTTATCTAGGATACCGGGCGTATATCCGGTAGGACCACGACCGCCACGACCACCCAGAGCATTAGCGGCAAGAATGCCGCCCGTCAACGCCCAACCGGGATTCTTCTTAGCCCACGCAGTAGCTTTATCAAAGAAAGAAGGTTCAGGAGCGGTCGCCCTATCTAATCCGATTTGTTCCGAAGCCAAACCTGTCGGGTCAGCCATAGTAGCAGCAGGAGAACCAATAGGTACAGGTTCACCAAACGCAGAATAAGAAGTAGGAGATAGATTAGCCTGTATACCTCTAGTAGCTATTTGAGTAGCAACAGGCTCAGTACCTACAGCAGCGCCAATTCCACCAGCAGCAGGGCTACTTGCCATCTGTGCAGCAATATTTTGATAGCCGGGAATTGATTGCAGACCAGCTTGCATACCCGCGCCCATCGCGGCTTCAGCACCACTTAGACCGGCAGCGGCTTCTCCAGCCCCGGCAGCACCAGCAGCGGCTTCTCCAGCACCAGCGAGTTCAGCGGCACCAAGCGCTTCGGCCCCACCTACGGCGGCTTCGGCAAGAATAAGATCATCTAGTACAAACATATTAGTTCCCCGATTACCTGCTGATTTCTTCCCAGTCCATAGACGCATGGACTTGGTCATTATTTGCGGAGGCAGTGACAGCTAGCGTAAGCTCATATGGTGTTGGTACAAACGGGTTGCGTTCTAGCTGAAATGCAAACAAAGCTTCTTTCAAGATGTCGATCGAGGTCGATCCTTGGTTTGAACCTTGGAAGTAACCAGAAGCCAATACCCGCCCAGTACCCACAGCAAATGTACCGCTAAGATTGTACTCAACCGCAGAGTTAGTTCCGGCGCTTGTCCAAGTCCCACCTGTTGTGGTGCCAGACGCCACAACCTGCCACAGATAGTTAGCGTTGTTGGTGATGCCAAGCAAAGAGATAGCGGTCAAGATAATAATTGCATCTAGCTTAGTCGTCTTTAACCTTAGCGACACAACCGTATAAGTCGTACCCGCCGTAGTCAACGTACGAGGAGAGGTAATGGTTGTACCGACAGAAAGCTGTGCGCCGTTTAAGGTATACCCGCCCTCAGAGATCACCGTTGAACACACTTGTTTCAGTGTGCTGGAGGACGCAGTTACGGTGGCGTTAGTAATTTCATACCGAAGCGGTAGTGACGCAGTAGTGATGTAAGTGCTGGTTATCTCATTGGCGTGGTTGAAGTTGTGTGCAGGGATAAAAATACCGTCGATTACAAAGCCGGTACGCACCGTGCCAACACCAAGCCACTCTATGTCCATATAAAGGATTTGAGCTTTGGTCAGGTCAAGCGTAATCCCAGACGGGCCAGTACCATTCAGGGGATCTTGGTTCCAGTCGGCTTGTGCCACCTTAGTCTCAGTCATAGCTCCGGTGACAAAGCTACGTTCTACCATATACACCGTAGTAGTAGCGCCAGATGTGACTTGCTCTAGATAAATACCGTTGTCCGGACCAAAGTACCCGACACGCTGGCGTAACCCAGTTTTAGTCGCGGCCATGATAAAGGTGTTCATCACCAACAGGCTTTTACCCGGTTGATACGAAAACACTTTGGTCGTTTCACGAATGACTTCATCGCCGCTGGCTGTGCCAATAGTTATATCAACCAGACCTTGCGACGTATTAAAAGTAACAGTGGAAGAACCGCCGGTAATTTTACTGGACCACAGATTGTTATCGGCATAGCGATGCGAAGAGTCGAACAACGTAAAAGGATTGCTGACCCGCAACCTGTTGAATGCGTCTACGTTTGTACCACCAATTGAGATCGGGATCGGGGATGTAGTCGCCAAAATCTGCCCCAGTAAGTTGTCTAGTTGGTTAAAGTACAGGCGCAGGATGTTGTTGAACTGGTCCTGATACCGTTGTTCGTACTCAACCGGTGCAGTTGGTAAGCGCGGCGCAACGGCATTCTGAAGCGTGTACGTCGTGAAGATCGAACTCATCTACGCCCATCCGGTCGAACATCGAGGCGGTTAACACCGATCTGCCACTGAGACCCCAACCCGTCAGACGATACCTTAAACGCCATCTGCCTGCCACGTGCGCGTACATACACCTGCTGAGTGAACTGCTGGATCGTGTACTGAGTCTGGCTGGTGTAGTTCTGCGTACTCTGCACGCTAGGATTGTTGTTGGTCGTCGTGTAGTTAGCGCCGGGGTTGGCACGGGGGAGCATGGTCATGTATGCGTAAGGCTGATTCGCATTGGACCCGTTGAAGGTTATATCAGGGATCAGACGCCATACAAACCCAAAGTTATGCCCTTCGCCAATGTCGAAGTCTGAGGACTGAATGTAAGCATTAATGGGCACGGGCGTATTTGTCTCACCATCGTTTATCCCATTCTCATGGTAGACCAGCACATTACCACTAGTAGTCGCCATAGGATTAGTACGAAGAGGACTATCACACCACGCCGTACGCTCCATAGAACCGTAGTACCAGATGCGCTCAAGGTGGTTATAGATAACGTAGCGGTCGATTACAGTTGATCCCGCCGAGCAGTAGAACCACCAGACCTCAGAGAATCCTTCGTTTGTACCCGCAAAGAACTGATCCGACTGGGTCATATTCATGTTGTTAAAGACGTAGCTTCTGACCGCAGAAGGTAAAGTTTCGACGCGCCCAGAGTACATGTAGAACTTGTCAACCCCCATCCAGTAGACAATGTTGTTGACCGCCACAGCCGCATTCTGGCTGATGATGGAGATGTTGTCGGCAAGAAGCTGAGACCCCCAAACGTACGGCGGGCCAAGGTATTGCAGAGAGTAGATAGCCGCATCGGTCCAGACAATGATCTCCTGCCTAGACTGGAGCGCAGTGATGATCTGTGAGCCGTGGCTCAGGCGCAGGTCGCCCGCTTGGTTTGACGCAAGGTTTGGCCCCCACAGCAAAATGTTTTCTTGGTCAGACCAACGAATCTGCATAGGGTCTAGGTCGGTCGTCGCGTAGGTGCCGGTAGGATCGTTACAGCCAAACGCCAGTACAAAGCGCGATGTGTCAGACACCATGACGAAGTTACAGAGCGACGGGCAATAGGCGTCCGTCTGCCACCATGCTTCCGTGCCGCTAGTAGAAGCTTGAGTGTTGGTGTTGGTCGAAGAAAGGATCTGCGCACGGTCAAACGTACTAGGCGAAGCGTTTACCACCCAGTAGTACAGCGCCCCACCTCGGGGGTTGATGATTAGGTTCTCACCGTAGTTAGCCTGACTCCAAAGCCGAAGCTGCACGGTAATGCCAAGTCCATCAGGTGCAGGTGACCCCCATCCCGTACTTGGATAACCAGTTGTAACCCCACCCCACCCACCAGCACCCCAGCCCGGAGCAATCGTACCAATATCAGAGCCGGTGTTGATTTGATACGCACCGATTGTAGCCGCACCACCATTCCCAATATCAGAAGCGTTAGCAGTGACAGTAACATTGCTAGTATCCCGCGCTGTGATGGTGTAGGTACTGCTAGAAAGGACTGTTACTACGCGGTACTCTTGATTTAACACTGCCGCAGTAATGTTGCCGCCAAGGCTAACCGCCCCACTATAAGTAACAAAGTCCCCGGCTACAGCGCCGTGCGCGGTGTCAGTAACAGTAATGGTGGATGAACCGTTAGAAGCGGCAAAGGTAACCGCACCGGCTGCGGTAGTTTCTCGTAGGGGGGTAACGTCGTAAAAAATACCGCCAACACCGTTCTGAATATAAAACTTCAGGTTAGTGCCAAGCCCTGCGAGATTGAAAAAGGATAGCGTTACCCAGTTCCAGATGGAGCGGCACGTACCCCAGAATGAGCCGGTAGGCGGCTGTAGCGCAGAGTTAGTTGACCCCGTATCCCGAGTCCAGCCACCGATCTTCTCGGCATTGCCAGAACGAAAACGGATCTTATCGCCGTCAAACCAACCGCCTTCATTGGACAAGCTAGTCCCTTCGCGGTTGATACCGGGCCGGAATTTTAGCTCTTTGAGGGGCATGGTTTTCTCTTAGCAAATAAGTGCGGTAACGTGCCTACTAAATTAAGAAATGCGAACCCAAAGACCGGCAAAATAATAGTAATTAAACCCGCCAGCCCCATCATCCTGCTTCCAATTCCCCGGACGCCCCATGCACCGCCATGTGCCAGATAACGCGGTACCCCCCGCAGTCCATGAAGTCGTGTTATACGCGTATGCGTAAGCACTAAACTCACCGCCAGATAGACTAGAAGAATAACCTGCAACTGTTGGGTTGTATCGTAAATCAGATCCACTAACTGTGCTGCCAATACTAATCGGAAGCGTTGGAGAGCCTGTGGCAGTTGTATTGGCAACAGCATAATAAGCAGCGATTACACTACCAACCGAATCTACCGACGCTGGCGCAGAATTAAACCCCCCAGTAGCAGTTACCGACCCGGTAGCAGTTATCGATCCGGCAAACGTAGCGTTGCCGCTACTATCAATAGTTAATCGCCCGACTCCGCCTGTGGCGATATTCACAGACGACCCACCGACGGTGAGCATGGCGTACGCCGCTAGATTAGCAGTAGTTGCTTCAACGGTAGCGCCAGCACTAGCGCTTGAATAGCCCCTCATACGAAGAGCGCTAGTATCTGCTACAACTACAAATCCGTTGTTGCCGTCAGAGTTATAAGTAACTAACTTTCCGTAAGTGCTCGGACTAGCTGTATTAACGCCGACATTACCAGCGTTATCAATACGCATCCGCTCAGTTACGCTGGAAGCTCCGTCTGCGGTAGTTGAAAAGGTAAGACGCCCCGGCATGTCACTAGCACCGGGGGTACCATCTACTACCGCACTAATTTCTGCGCCGGATCTGTATGCCGAACCGTCATAACCAAGGAACCTAACAGTCCCAAGCGTATCGCTGTTTGCTACTATTGCTTCCGTTCCCGAACCGCCGTTATTAGCTTTATAAAAGTTAAAGAATGATCCGGCGGCGTTCGTGTAGATGTTACGAGCGCTTATTGAAGATACCGAATTAACGGCATAGACATCGAACGTCCCAGAGTTAAACGCCGCCGTCCGCACCCCGTTTGAGGTGATATTCAGTTGCTCTGCACCTGCACTATAAATACCGGTGTTAGCGTCACCGATAAACGACAGGCTCGGCGCAGCGGCAGTGCCAAGGGAGAGGGAAAGCGTAGCGGGGCTTGCTTTGTAGAAGCTCTTCCCGTCGCTGAAGACATACGCTTTTTCACCCGCAGCAAGATCTACCCCTGTACCCGCAGGCGTTGTGTTCCCGGTCGAAGTCGAGTTGTAGATCGTTGCCGTATAGGAAGTGTTGTTGTAGATCGCGTAGGTTTTGCTAATAGGGCTGGGGGTGAGCGTATTGTTGCCGGGAGCGTAGACCGCAAAGTTAGCAGCGGTCGTAGTAGTCAGGATGAGGATAGCCATCCGAGACTCATCGGTGGCGTAGTTAACTGCTGACAATGCTTGCGGTGAAGCTGTCACCGAGACGTTAGATACCCCCGCAATAGAACCTTCTAGCAGCGTGCCAAGGTTGGTGTTGGTCGTGTCACCCCAGTTGCCGGGTTGGTCCCCGTCACCCATGAGTTCAAGACGGAGGATTGTGGATGCGGTGCTTGTCATGATGAATCCTTAGCTTCGGCTCAGCAGAGCAATAAGTGCCTGCTTTTGTTCTTCCGACAACCCTGCCAACACGGACATGGGGTCTACCTCAGTAGGAGGTTCAGCGGGAGGCGCAGGTTCAAGTACCCAGACCTGACGCCATATACCATCGTGATCTTGCTGCGGGGCTTGCTCAACGGCAATCATACCCGGTTCTGACGGGATAGGGCTAGGCATAACTAGAGGGATGCCCGCTTCTAGAAGCGCTGATGTGTTTACGGTCTCAGGAATAGAACCGTCTGGCTGAAGAAGATATTGTTTCGGCATGATTTATCTCAGAAGAAAGTGACGATGCGCACGTAGCCTGCACCACCAGTACCACCAGCACCAGAGTTAAAAGCGCCCATCGCAGCTCCACCCCCGCCACCGCCACCACCGGGAGCGCCGCCATTTCCTCCAGCGCCCGCCGCAGCAGAACCACACCCGCCACCGCCTCCGCCGCTACCCCCAACGTAATAAGAAACTGCGGCAGAACCGGCAGTTCCAGCCGTACCGGCAGTTGTACCCCCTGCTGCGCCGCCACCTGAAAGGGTCACCGTAGAGTTAAGATAGTCCCCTCCTAATCCTCCGGGGCCACCCGCAGAAGCAGTGCTGGAACCACCAGCAACACCGCCTCCTCCTCCACCAGCGGCAGGTTTATACCCCCCACCACCTCCATTATTACCGGTTGATGTAGTAGATGCCCCGCCTAATCCACTATAAAATTGACTGGATGTATTAGCGTTTTCCGCAAAATAATTTGCACCGTTTGCGGAAGTAGTTCCGCCTGTTGAATTACCCGCCCCGCCAGCACCGCCGCCTCTAGCAAGCATCCAAATGGTTGAAGTGCCAAACGTAGACGCTCCGCCTGCACCACCTATACCGCCGTCTGTTTCATCCACTGTGGCCGCAGCGCCCGACGTACCCCCCGCACCAACAACTACAGATTCAGTAGCACCAAGAGACGAGGCCGGTATCCACAACTCCGACCGCCCTCCTATGCTTCCCCCGAAACCTCCAGAGGCACTATTTACCGTAGAAGCACTACGCCTACGACCTCCACCACCGCCCCCGCCACCACCGAACATCAACACATAAACAAGTTTGGCCCCGGTGGGCTTGGTCCATGTGGAAGTGCCAGCGGATGTGAACTCTTGAATGTTGGCGTTAGCCGCAGCACCCAAGTTTGTAAGCGCGTTAGCAGCAGATGTAGCCCCCGTACCGCCGTTTGCTACTGCGACAGTGCCTGAGACATTTACCGCTGTAGTAGCCGTCGCAGCATTACCCGAAATACTGATGCCCCATGTACCCGTGGCAAAGTTGCCTTGGTTGTCTACAAAGCGGTCAGCGGGGGGCGCTACGACAAAAACATCTTTTGTACCGGTGGAGAAAACAACTAAAGAACCCGCATTGCTGGAAGCAAGAACTGTAGTACGAGCAAGCGTAGATGCAGTGTAGGTACCGATACCTACTTCCCACTCATTAGTGCCCTGCCCCGCAATACAGTAGTAGGTCGTATTCCCGCTACCAAGCACCGAGAACGCCTGATAGCCTGTCACAGCACCAGCCAACGCAACTGAGCCAGTACCCGTCGTAGCGGTTGTTTCTCTGACCCGATCTTTGATTACGAGCGCCATGTTGGTCCTTTAGCCGTTTGGTACATCTTGCCACTGCCCATTTTCGGTATCGTCTATATTTTGCCAGTTCTGCCAAGTGTATGACAGGGCAACTGATCCAGCGGGGGGTACTTCCGACACGGCAACCCCAGACACACCAGCCAGACTCACAGAGCGGGTAACGGGCACATTAGTGGGTATGTCTGTCCATGTTGTGCTGGTACTGGTAGGTGTGTTGCTCCATGTACTACCTTGTGCAGACGTATTGAAGTTAGTCCATACCGTACTTGTATTGGTGGCTACATTTTGCCAGTTTTGCCACGTATAAGACAGATCAATAGACCCCGCTACAGGTACTTCAGACACCCCAACCCCAGATACTCCCGCCAAACTTACAGGGCGCGTAATAGGCACGTTAGTAGATATGTCTGACCATGTTGTGCCGGTAGTAGTGGGAATGTTGTTCCATGTACTACCCTGAGCTGCGGTATTGAAATTTGTCCATGTTGTACCGGTGTTAGTCGCTATGTTTTGCCAACTTGACCAGCTATAAGACACAGTCACCATTCCGGCTGGAGGTACCTCGGAAACGGTAACGCCTGATACCCCCGCAAAACTAGTTGGTAACGCAACGGGTACACCGGTTTGAACATCCACCCATGTAGCAGACTGATCGGTTGGGAAGGGGTTCCAGATCACCCCCTTAGAAATTAATGCGCTTTGCCCAACAAGCGTGTACACCCCGTAGTCAGGCTGAAGTACTCTCCCTTTAGCAATGCTAGCCGTCTGTCCACTGACGGTATAAGCACCGGTACTAGCCGCAACGTATTTGGATTTGAGCAGCGTGGCGGACTGCCCGAGAAGGTTGTAAGTGCCATAGCTGGGCTGAAGAACTCGCCCTTTGACAAAATCGGCTGACTGACCAGTGAGCGTATATGTGCCGTTACTGGCAGATATATATTTGGTTCTGAGCAGTGTTGCTGTCTGTCCGGTTATGACATACGACCCAGTGCTAGCAGTTATGTATTTGGTTTTCAGCAGTACTGCGGTCTGCCCAGTAACGGTGTACGTGCCGTAAGAAGCATTGAAAACGCGACCTTTAACAAAATCAGCAGACTGCCCAGTAACCGTATAGGTGCCGTAATTGGCGGATAAGTACTTAGACTTGAGTAGGATGGCAGACTGCCCAAGAACAACATAAGAACCGTAGTCAGCAGATACATATTTAGATTTAAGCAAAGTAGCGGTTTGCCCGCTAAGCGTGTAAGTGCCGTATGTAGGTTGAAGTACTCGCCCTTTGTCTAGGGCTGCTGACTGGCCTGTCAGGGTGTAAGTGCCGTTGCTAGCGGATACGTACTTTGACTTGAGCAAAGTGGCAGACTGCCCACTAAGTACGTAAGAGCCATAATCAGCGGATACGTACTTAGATTTTAGAAGCGTGGCATTTTGGCCGGTAATCGCGTAAGATCCATATGCAAGATTTAGTATCTTTCCTTTAGTTATGGTTGCCGTTTGCCCAGTAACGGAATAATTTCCAGAAACAAGTTGTAGTACACGCCCTTTGCTCAGAATGGCTGACTGACCAGTAAGGGTATAAGTACCGTAGTCAGGCTGAAGAACTCGTCCCTTAACTATATCTATTGACTGCCCGGTAAGTGTGTAAGTACCGAAGTCAGAAGATATGTATTTTGATTTAAGGAGGGTTGCCGACTGCCCGTTTAATACATAGGAACCGTAATCCGCAGCAATATAGTTAGTTTTTAATAAAGTAGCTGTCTGACCGCTGACCGTGTAGGTACCGTAGTCCGCAGCGATATACTTAGTTTTTAGTAGAGTAGCCGTCTGCCCCGTAAGTGTGTACGAGCCATACGAAGGCTGAAGAATTCTTCCTTTAGCCAGATCGGCTGATTGTCCTGTAACTGTGTAGCTGCCGTAATCAGGTTGAAGGACGCGCCCTTTAGCTAAATTGGCGGTCTGACCGCTAACCGCGTAGGTGCCATAGTCAGGCGATAAGGCCCGGTCGCGGGTGAGCGCGACACTTTGCCCGCTGACGGTGTACGTTCCATTGTTGGACGTCAGGACACGGTTGCGCGACACCGTAGCCGTCTGGCCTGTGATGCTGTAGCTGCCGTTGTTGGCGTTGATCAGCTTGCTACGTTGCAGCGTGACCGTCTGGCCTGTAACGGCATAGGTGCCGTTTAGCGCTGTGATTGCATAGGTAGCCGTAGGGCTAGTAGTGGTGGCGCTGCCAGAAAAGGGTGCAGACGAAAATCCCGAAAAACCAAATAACGAATAATTTGCAGAGGTTACATACGCTATCGTAGCGGCTTGACCGCTAACTGCGTAGGTGCCATAGTCAGGCGATAAGGCTCGATTGCGTAGCAATGTAGCGGTTTGACCGCTAATCGCGTAAGTACCGTAGTCAGGCTCTAAGACTTTGCTGCGTAGCAGCGTGGCTGTCTGACCGTTGACAGCGTAAATGCCATAGGCAGGCGATAAGGCCCGGTCGCGGTTGATTGTTACCGTGTTTCCGGTGACCGCGTAGGTGCCGTTATTGGCTGTCAGCGCCCGGTCGCGGGTCAGCGTAGCGGCTTGACCGCTAATCGCATAGGTGCCGTAGTCAGGCGATAAGGCCCGGTCACGGGTGAGCGTAGCGGCTTGACCGCTAACTGCGTAGGTGCCGCTATTGGCGGTTAGCGTTCGGTTAACTAAACCGCTGACGTCTGAAAATGGCGTCTGCGAAAAGCTAACAAACCCAAACATTGCGCGTCCTCTTTAGCAGATTGTACAAGAGGACGCGCAAAACTTACGTCGCTTGGAACACGCCGTTGGTGCCGTCCAGCGTCACAGTCACCGTCTCGCCCGCAGCAACCGCTTGGCTGGAACCGTAGTCCCAATACGCTACCGGGATGTTGTTAGTGCTGTTCCAGAGGATAGCGTACTGAAACGTGAAACCTGCCCCAGAAGCCGTCCAGACAGCAGGGCTAGTTAGTACCAGCTTGAACGTACCCGCAGTTTGTGTTGCAGAACTAACCGCAGCGGTGTTACCCCCCGCCGTATAACCCCCACCAGTAGGTAGATCAGTTGTACCAGCGGTGAACGTCGTATCCGCCACGTTGACGGTAGAGGCAAGAGCGATCTTCCAAGTATCAGTACCGGAGTTGATCTGCTCAAACAGCGGCTCAATGGCAGCGGTATATTTTACATATGATGCAGTGGGCATGATAGATCCTTACAAAAAAGTGCCTGATGATGATAAGACAATTTCTGGCTCAACAGAAACGGCTGTTTCAATCCATTGCCACCCTGCTTCGGCAAGAATTTCATCCGTTACCGCTTCCGATGTCCGTGTCGTATGATCTGGAAGTCTGACGCGCTTTGGGCGTTCTGCGCTGGTTTCGCCGCTAGTATGTACCCACATAATCATGCCAGTTGGTAAACACCATAGATGCTGTTAGTGATGTAGTTTGGAACTGTAGCCGTTACTGATAAAGGCGCGGATGGAGTAAAACTACTGCTGTAAATACCATATCCTTTTATTATCCGCAAATTTGATATATATCCATTTAATGGATAACTAAACGATCCTGCACCAACTTGACCAACTCTAAGTGTTTGCGATCCCGTACCCCAATTTCCGCTAATAGATTGTCCTGTGCTAATAAGAGTTCCGTCGACAAAAAAATATATTGTGCTGCCAATTTTTGACGCCGCCAAATGATGCCAAGCAGTCTTAGAAATTGTTGTTGTAACGCTAGCCCCTACGCCTGTGGTAGCGTTATATACCGATAGGCCTGTTCCAGTTACAGATGAATCTCCACTTATGTAAAATCCACCATTATTAAGAATTTCGCATATAAGTGCTAACCGTCTATTTAATCCATCTAATGGCGAATCTGCGGAGATATATACGTATGCCTCCATTGTCCAATCGCCAGTTCCAAAATTAAAGTTCGCAGTTGCTGGCAATGAAATTGAATTTCCAGATCCAGCAAAATATATTGATGAACTCATTCCTGACGGATATTGCGCTGTGCTAATTGGCGCACTGCCGGTAACTGTTACAAGCAAACTAGATGATGTGCTATTAACTACACTATAATTGTCCATTAACAACAGCAATCGCGTGTTCGTAATTGCTGTTAATGGACTTGTTGGTACTGTAAAATTTGAAGTGTATACAGCCGTTCCGTTCACAAACCTACAATTTGTAATATAGCCAGCAAAATTTTCAGTTGCGGATCTATTTGTACCAACACGCACTTCGGTCATTTGATTAAAATTTGTTGCGACTGTCCCTTGTCCGTCAGCGGTTCCGTTAATATATAGAGTTGTTTGATTTGTGCTTGTGCCACTTCTAACAACAGCAACATGCGTCCATGTTGTAGCAGAAATAGATCCTGTCGAATCTATGTTTGTAGTAGTGTCAGTAAATCGTAATTTATTAGTTGATGTTATTTGAAAAACAAAACCTGATGACACGCCGCCTTTTGCATATATTGTATGCGCGGCGCCAGCCGCGTTTCTATAAACCCAAGCTTCAATAGTAAAATTGCTTGTGCCGGGCTGTAAGTTTGCGTTGTTTGCGACACTTAAATAATCGCCAGTCCCATCAAAATATCCAGCGCCATTACTTACACCAGAAAACGGATTAAACCCGGATTGAACCGTATCGCCGTTGCGTGTGACTGTAAATGCGTTTAAGCCGCTATCAATAAATGTCGTGTTATTGCTAACTGTTGTTTTACCAGCGCCAAAAAGCATTACACTTGATTCAACTGTAGTAGTTCCACGCTGGCGAGTGATGCTTGGCAGCGCCGCCTTTGTGATAAATCCTTGTCGAGCTAAATGGATCAGGCTCATGTGATATTTAACGCTGAAATGGTCACATTAAGGTAATTTGAAGCGCTGGCTTGTGCTCTTAATTTTTCCCCAGATTTAAGCACGATCTTATTAGCAACCACTTCTAACGAAGTGTCAGCTGGAACAGGAATTGTATATGCCAAATATGATTGAACCGTGTTTGAACTATCTGTTTTTACAATCGTTACATCGGCTGATGCCGTACCGTTTACGTTAGCGCACAGCACTGATAGCACAACGGACACCGCGTCTGTTGATGTTGGAGCCTGATAGACGTCAGTTACGCTCGTCGTGCTTAATTGCACTTGAGCATTGTTAAATGTATTTGTTGCCATAATTACCCCAAAGCAATTGCAAGCGCAGTTGCATCATCAAGCGTACATGCTAATTCAGCAGGATAAGTCACAAATACATCTTTGCTACCCGCAGAAAAATTCACTAGCGATCCGCTATTGCTAGACTCCAGCACCGTGTCGCGGGATAACGTCGTGCCGGAACTGGTGTATGTCCCGATGCCAACTTCCCACTCTATACTGCCGACAATCGCGTAGTAGGTTGTGTTGCCGTTTCCGATGACCGAAAACGATTGGTAGCCAGTTGACGCGCCAGCAAGCGTAATGGTGCCGGTGCCGGTTGTGGTTGTTGTTTCCTTGACCCGATCTTTAAGGACTAGCGCCATGTCGCGGCCTTACGAAAGAAAGCGCAGTTTGTAGAGCGTGGACAAGTTCTCAATAGCTGGTTGGAACTTGTTATAGGATGCAGTGGGCATGATTACCTCTTAAGCTAGCCGAATTATGGCTGAAGTGCTGGTTGCAGTCGGAAACTGCACAGTGAAGGTATTACTGGAAGTCTTGTCGTTGCCGAAGTCAAGAACGCAGATTGCGCCATTAGCCCCAGCCTGATAAATCAGCGCCCCACGCGCCGTCATTGCTACAGACCACGATGGATTGTCAAACGTAAGATAAGCTACGTTATTACTAATAGCAACAGCGGGGTTAGCGAGGAGTTGAGCGCTATAAGACGGGGCTGTAACTTCTCCAACGGTCGTATACGCTGTAGTGCTTGCGTTAAGAGTAGCGTTGTTGGTGTAGAGGGCCATGTAGAACGCCCCGCTAGAAAAGTTGAACGCGCCGGTCATAAGACCAGTCTTGAACACATCACACGTAAAATTACCGGTGAAAGCCATCAGGTCACCGCCTGTCTGTATTGCCCAGACCTGTACGCATCCTGACGCTCCATACCATCGCCAAGACGTTTTGCCAGAGCCAGAGCTTCTTTATACTTCATCTCGTACAACTGGACCATATCCGATTCACCCTTCATGAAGGTGTAGGCTTCAATCAATGATCCATAAAGCAGGACGGTATCGAAGTTATCCCCAAGCCAAGTCTGCCCACTAGAAGCAAGAGTGATTGAAGTGGGGTAGTAATAATAGTGAAGTTCAACCGTATAAGATGTATTCGGCTTAGGAGCCAGCATGAACGACAGTTCATTGGTGATGGTAGTAGTCACCACGGTGGGGCCGAACAGCGCGTAGTACTTGGGAAGCCCGGTAGAAGAAGGCGAAGGATACGCTTCCCGCAGGAAGTTCACATCCTTATTAAGCATGTAGCTGTAACTACCGTCAGTATTGACGACCGCAAACGAATACACAGACAGAAAATCATCCGGCGCAGATAGGTACGGCGTAGTTTGAGACACGACCCCTGTCTGACTTCTCCGCAACGAAGGAAACTGCACCGAGTTGTAAATGCGTTGCTCAGCCTGCTCAATGATCCGGTTGATCTGAGTAGTAGAGCTAACGGTAGACCCGTCAGCAAGCGTCACCAACGGAAACTGATTTTCCGTATAGGACTGGATCGCAGTTACAAGTTCGGAGTAGGTCATGCCATCGGACCACGCGCCATAGTGCCCTTGGTAGCGGCACCGGTACCACGGATTTTAATACCAGAAGTCTTGGTATCCGCATAACCATCACGATTGATGTTGCCAACGCTCATGTTGACAGATCTGGCCTGACTTCCTTTAGTCGGCACATACCCCGTGCTGCTGATGTCCGTACCAGAGCGACCTTTCATGTCGTGCGGGGGTGCGTATACCTCAGCCTGCCCCACTTCTTTGCCCATGACCTTCTTGCTGTACTTAGCCATTATTTGCTCCGCTGGTTCATCGCACGAGCGAGGTTACGCCCATACTTACGCATGGCTTGACCCGTGACGCCGCCTTTCTTCATGCCCTTGGCGTGCATCCGCTTCTCGTGCGCCTTCACTTCCGTGTCAGCAATCTGCTTAACCTGCTTCTTATCCATGATCTAGCCCTCAGGTCGTCACGACCGTTACTGTACCAAGTTGAATAGACATAGCCAAGTTATTTGGCGTCAGTCCCGCATCGTTATCTCTCGACCCACCCACCGGGTTCCAGCCCCACTGAAACACCCTACTACCGCCTTCAGGTGTGCCAACCCCGTATATACCTGTATCGCCATTGACGTTAGTCTGCAACCCACTTGTACCAGAAGCTAAGTAACTCACATCGGGCCTTGGATCACGCACAGCCTGCGGATCGTTAACCGGGTAGAGACCAAGAGACAACTGCGGTTGATCTGGATCCCAGCAAGAGGGACAGACCTTCATGTTGACGATCTTAGTCTTGATGATGAGTTTCTTAAGCTCCTTCAGCTTGTACCGCTGGCCACAGCGGTCACACTCCGCAATCGCATACTTACCTGAGGCAAACTTAGACGGCATACGTCACCTCAATAAAACAACATCCGGGGCACGTACCGGTTAGATGCCTTCTCACGGTCCTCGGTAGAGGCGAATTCCCACTGCTGTTCGTAGTCTGCCTTCAACATAGCAACACGATCAGGGGCTATATCAGGACGCTTAGCTGACAAATAGTAGGCCAAACCCGCTACCAAACAGGGGATCAGACGGAAAGGAATGTCTTGGTCGGTAGTACCGTTACCCGCATCCTGCATCCGACGAAGCCGCCAATAGACGAAGGTGTACTGACTACCCGGAGCGTTAGGCGAGGGCCAGACGTTGATAGAAGGCAGATAGTTGATGGTGACGTACTGCGTTGCCGAAGCCGTGTGGCTTGTAGCGGTAGTCCCGTTCTGACCACGGAAGCAGTTGAGGAGCTGATTACCGGATACGTTCTGGTAGAGGATAGTCTCACTCTCAATCGTGATGAAGCCAGTTGCCGGTAAACCACTCGTGCTGTTAAGCGTGATCGTGGTGTCGGTCGAGTTGATAGTCGTAGCTAGATAGTTGGTCGTCGTGTATGACAGACCATTTTGACGGTTGATCCATACCTGAATCGGCCTACCCGTGGCGTTCTTGTTGGGGTAGGTGGAGTACGTAGACTCAGAAACGCGAGTGATGTTGATATCAATCTGCGTAGTGTCAGAGCCAGTACGGACTACGTGATCCAGCAGGTCAATCGTATTAGGGGGGATCGGGTATGTGATCTGTCCGGTGTTCATGACGATCTGACCTTGCTCGATGGTCCAGAGGTTGATACCTCTGTTAGCCCACTCAATAGTCAGAAGGTTCAGCGAACGCCGAGCAGTGCGATACTCATAGCCCGTCCGCACCTCAATACCGGCACGTTCGTATGCCTCCTCAATCAGATCATTGAGGTCTAGCGTAAAACTAGTGGTACCGGAAGTGGACATGGTTACTCAGCCGGTGCTTCTTCAGCGGGGGCTTCTACGACTTCTTCAGCCGGAGCTTCTTCGACAATTGCATCAACCGCTTCTGACATAGCAAGCGAATCTTCAAGCTTCATAATCAAAGCCGCCACTTCAGGCGAAACCTGATTAAAGGCCATGTGGTTGTGGGTGCAAGTCTTAAGAGCGTTAAGAACAACGCCTGCTTCTTCAAAACTAAGATTCATGGTGTCTACCTTTGTGCTGTTTTTGCGGACTGCTTAAACGCCTGCGCCGTAGGAGCGCCCGGAGCACCGGGCTTCCTCATCTTCTCACCTGAACCCGCCGCGATACGTTTGCGCTTAGCATTGATATTGGCGTAAAGACCCACCTCACCACCTTCAGCGTACTGCGTGAAGTCGGTGTCATCTCGGCGCTTCTTACGTTTAGCACCGGGCATCTTAGACGGGTTAATGTCACCCATACCGCGACTGGCTCTCACAGATACTTACCCCGCGTATGACCACGCTGAGCGATACCATCACCGCGAGATGCGCCGACTTTACCGCCTTTTTTGTATCCAGCTTGATATGCGTCATCCGCGCCTTCACCAAAACGCGGCTTGTTAGATTTAGGTGAAGATCTAGAAAACATACGTTTAGCTTTCTCAGCTACTTTAGAGCCAGCTTCTTCCGCGCGTTCTCTCAATGATTTAGGCAAATTACTACCAAACTGCCGTGCTTCTTCGCGCATCGCCTTACTTTTAACAGCGGCTTCATCTCTAGCTTTACGAGCAGCTTCAGCTTGAGTCCTACGCTGAGTAATAGCCTCTCTAGCAGCGCCACGAACGTCCTGAGCAATATCACGCGCGCGATTAGCCGCTGGAGCTGAAGCTCCCCATTGCTGGGCCTCACTGGCAAGACCTTTGCGAACCGCCGCCTGCCTACCGACAGCTTCGGCTGCTTTCTGCGCTCCCTTAGCCACTACACCTGCACCACGAACAGCGGGAATAACAGAAGCGACAGCACCGACTCTCTCAACGGCTTTTTCAGCTTCAGGGGACATACCACCACGATCTGCGTTTGCCGCAGAACGAGCTAGCCTAGCGGCCTTAGCTTCAGGTGAGTATTGACCCTTGTATGCGGCATCCTTAGCGCGGTCAATACGAGCAGTATTGTTAGCTTCAGACCTAGCCCGCTCAATACGAGTAGTATTGTCAGCTTCAGACCTAGCCCGCTCAATACGACGCACATTCTCATCGTCAGCTTCTGACTGCCGTGCGGTGCGAGACTCCGCGTCTGAATCCGTAAACTTACCGGGCTTAACAGGAGCGGATCTTTGCGACGGCGACTCCCGGTCATTGCTAGTGCTAGAAGCAGGAGCAACGGCTTTAGGGCGTGAAGCAGACTGGTCACGCAAATCACGCATTACTTCATCAGTGGTACTAGTCAGCTTCTGACTCTGAACATTCCTATTCAGCGCTTCTCCGCTCGCTCCACCTGAAGTACCGCTAAGCGAAACTCTCTTAGGAGCAATAGCGGGAGCGGGGGCAGACCTAGCCCTATCAGATGCTTCAGCCTCTGCTTGTTGAGTATCGTGTACAGAACGCTGATAAGCGGCTTGCTCTTCTGGCTTATCTGCCAGCTCAGCAAACCTTCTTGCTCGCTCTCTTACGTCGCCGCCTACATCAAACCGCTTTGCTTTTTTCATGATGCTGTCCTTAGCACATGCCGCCGCGCTTCATCTTAATCTGGGTAGCCTTAGTCTTGCCTTTCTTAGCAATACCATCAGCCGCGCGGACGAAACCGCCGCTAGCGTACTTAGCCACGCCACCTTTTTTCATAGCACCCATTTCGGCTGCTTCATGCTTAATCATCGACTTAGGAGCGCCCTTCTTTTTCATGAACGCGACTTCCTTGCCGACCATTGCTTTCGACTCTTTCATGTCACCACCTTGAGCAAATTTGCGGCCTTTGTCGGCCTTGATGAAGTCC